GTCGCACCGTCAATAATATACACCGCGGCTTATAATAACGATTTAGCGCTATTATCGCATCATAGTTTTATCACGTTGTATTTGTACCGGTATTTTGTCGCACCGTCAATAATATACACCGCGGCTTATAATAACGATTTAGCGCTATTATTGTAACAGGATTATGTTATGTATCATTCATAATAGTTATGTGTAGCAGGCGATACTAAGCAGGGGTTACTTTATCTTTCCGTGGCTTTATCGCTTTGAGGCTTTATCGTGGTGTGATTGTATGTGTGGCAGATGTTCAGCGCGGGCAACTATCATCTTGGGTGAGCAAGCGGGCAACGCGTGCATCGGGGGCGGGGGGGCAATGGACAGCGCGTGTGTCGGGGACGGGGAGAGATATATATGGTTACACGCACCCGATATACCCCTACCACAAATTCCCAAAGTCGTGAAACATCTACCCCAAACGTTCCACACCCCTCCCCCTGCAGACCATCGCACCCGATATCCCCATGCTAATTTACGCCCATGCGTGGAACATACCACACAAAGTTCCACGCACTCTCAGCCCACATTATCCGTTCTGAACATTCGTGGAACATATACCATATCGTTTCACGTCCCCGATGTGCCATCCACCAGCAATATGTCGAGCACCGCGCCCGTCCCCCCCCCAAACAAAAAGGGCGCTTGACGCGCCCCATGTTCATTCCTCGTTTGGCTGCTTTTTCCGTCCCCGCAAAAGCTCAAGGGCTGCCTGTAGCGTATCCACAGCCTTCTCAAGTGCGGCAACGCGACCTTCCAGACCGTCTCCTTCCGAAACGTCCTTTTCTGCCACATACGCATCGCTAAAGGCGCTCGCGGTCATGACCCGTGCAGTCCCATGCTCGAAGACGATGGTATCGCCCAAGCCAAGCGTGCCACTCGAAGAGCCAAGCGTCACCCGGACTCGCGGTGCAGTGCCTGCACCTCCTGCAACCTTGAGCGCAGTCCCTCCGGCCTCAACCACCTCCGCCTCAAGCGCCGCGAAGTTGTCAGTTGCCCCATCCACCCCGCCTTCCACGGCGATGTACTGGAACGCGGGTACCGGTTTCTCGTATCGATAAACTTTCATGTGTCCTCCAAAAGACAATTAAACCAAACCTCCCCCGCAAGGTGCGAAAAAGGCTTTTGCATTCTAACAGTTATACATCCGCTCACCAACTTTCCCACGCCCCGTATCCCGTAGCTATAATCCTCCCCGCCAGTTGCAGGTGCAGCCAACCTCTCCCCGGAGACAAGGCTGCGTCCCGTACCGCCTGCAGCTGGTGTTCCCAAACATTTCTTCTTATAATTCCCATACTTCCATGCAGCCCTCCGGCTGCCAACCAGTACGGGAATTTTTTATGTCCAACCAGTCACTCTCCGATGCAATCAACCTGACCAGAGCGGCACTCGCCAGCCTGCGTGCGGGCAACGCGCCTCCACCTCCCTCACCGTCCATCCTTCCACCCGAACATTCTCCTCCACCGTCCGACCCATTCGATACGCCTCCCCCCTCTCCACCCACGACGTTCACACCTGTTGAACGGGCAGAGGTTGCAGACCCCTCCGTGTGGGAGGTGCTGGCTGCCGACCTTGCACTAAACCTGTATCCGGATGAGTACGTTGCAGAACGTTACCGGCTCCCCCTTGCCACACTCTCCGCCACAAAAGCCAATCCGTTCTTCGCGCGCATCCTTGCAGCCAAACAGGAAGAAGTCGCTCGCCTGCGGGAAGAACAGCAGGATGCAGAGTTCGTCCTCAAGCAGCGCTACATAGTCGCCCGTGCAACGGGCGAGATGCTTCGCCGTCTGACCTCCGGCGAGGCGTCCGACAAGGACTTTAATGCCCTGTTTCGCACAGCGGTTCACTACGCCAAGCTGGAGCCGCCCACAGCCGATGCAGTCCTGCGCGCGCAAACAGCCGCCGAGTTGCAGGCTAACCAGTTGCAGGCTCAAGCCCAACAGACACAAATCGCGATAGGCACTGCCTCCGGCGGCGCCACGCAGGTTGTCTTCAACATCGCGGGCGTGCCGGGGCTGACTCATCTGTCCACTCCCGTCTCCTCTGCCGACCCCATCTCACCCATCGACCTCCCCCCTGCCGACCCCGAAGAACCCGACGATGACAACTTATAAAGCCTACCCCACGCTCGCCCGCCTGCACGCCGACTACCACAAATATTTCAACCGGTTCGTTGCAGGACCACCCGGAAGCGGCAAGTCGGTCTGCTGCTGCATCGAGCTGCTGTCCATCGCGCTTCGGCAGGAACCCACACCGGAAGGCATCCGCCCGACCAAGTTCGGGATTATCCGCTCAACCTACGGCGAGCTGGAGCGAACCACGCTGGAAACGCTACGTCAATGGCTCCCGCCGCAGTACACGAGAATTACCCGCAGCAAGCCGATTGTTGTGCATACTCGCCTGCCGCTGCCGGACAATACCATCGCCGACATCCGTTTTGAGCTGATTGCAATCGAGTCGCCCTTTGACCTTGGCAAGCTGGACTCCTACGAGGCGACCGCCATATGGCTGAACGAAATGACCGGCCTGCCTGCGGAAGTCGTGGGCAAGGCGGGCGAACGGGTAGGCCGCTATCCGCCTGCCAATATGTGGAACGACGGCGCTTCCCACATTACCAGCTACTGCGTGATTGGCGACTACAACTACCCGCCCAAAGACCATTGGCTGGTGCCGTACTTGCATGAGGGTGTCCTCCCGCCCAATACCATGCTCTACGAACAGCCCGCCGCCCTGCTGGAACATATAGACCCCGAAGATGGCACCACGACTTACACCATCAACCCCGATGCGGAAAACCTGACAAACCTCGACAACGGGCAGAAATATCTGAACGACCTTGCAACCTACCAGCGCATGGGACAATGGGATACCATTCAGACCCGTCTGTTGTGCAGGTATGGGCGTGCAGGCGGCGATGGCAAGGCGGTCATCACCAGCTTCGCGCCCGACTTCCACGTCGCCCACGAACCGCTCTCGCCTGCCCGCCTGACCGATTGCCTCGTTTCCATAGATACATCCGGCATCCACCCCTGTGCGCTCATTTGGCAGTACGCCCGCTCGAAATGGCACATTGCCGACGGGATGTATGGCGAGGAAATGGGCTTTGAGGAATTCCTTGACGACGTGCTGATTCCGACCCTAACCACCCGCTACCCCGCCTGCGACGTGCTGTGCGTCTGTGACCCGGCCAACGCCCGTGACGCCCGGACCGCCATCACGCCCATCGACCTCATCATCGAGCGCGGCTACGAGGCGGTGCCTGCGCCAACCAACCGCTTCCGTGAGCGGGTGCAGGCGTGCGAGATACTGCTCAACCGGCGCGAGAAAGGCTCGCTTCTCATCAGCCCGGACATGACCCTGCTCATCGACGCGCTTGACGGTGCATATCAGTACAGGAAGCTGAAAACGGCAGGCATCGGCACGGTGTATTCGGGACAGCCGGACAAGAACAAGTACAGCCACTGGGCTGATGCGTTCCAGTACGGTGCGCTGCATATCACCACAACAACCGTCAGCGATGATATGCTGTCTCGCGCGCGGGCGATTGCCGCTAACAGCTTCCACAGGGCTACCCGGTGAAGCTGAACACATCCGGCGTCTTGTCGCCAAACCGAAATTTCAAGGACACCCACTCATGGCAAAGATAATCAACGAAGCCGAAAATGCCGATACCACCCTCGTTGCAACCCGTGTCGAACACAAGCTGGAGCCGAAAACGGCGCTTGCCCGTGAGGTCATGCGCCAGTTTCGCGCGGCTCAGCTTGCGAAGAAAGCCCAGCGCTGTGGTGAGTTCTCGCTGGAAGAATTGCTGAAAGCCTGCTACGACGCCCGCGACGCCCGACCCTCGTGCGATGAACTCGCCCTGCGCGAGAAGTATCCGCCGTGGGCGGCGATGCCCGTCAGTCTCGTCTCGTTCAAGACGAACATTCTCGTCAGCCTTGTGCGGGAAACGCTTACTGACGTTGCCCGTGCGCCGTTTATCGTCGAGCCGACCCCTGACCCCGACTTGCCCGAAGACGAGAAGCGCCGCATCGCCCAGGAGGTATTGCAGGAAGTGCTGGCGCAAGCCGAGGCAGTTGCAGTTGAGCAGCAAGCCTTTGTGGCAGGAGCAGCAAGCGCCGGTTCCTCCCTTGCCGATGCGCTTGTCTCACCTGACTTGCCAGCCATCGACCCGGATGCCATCCTTGCGTTGATGAAAACTAAAAAGCGCGAGTTGCTGGATGTGACCAAAGCCCATGCTGTCGCGCAGGCCAAGAAGCTGGAAACAGCCCTATACGATAAGACGACCGAGGGCGGTTATCGCCGTGCGGTGCTGGAGTTCACCGACGACTTCGCTACTTATCCCTTCGCCTGTATGCATGGGCCGTTTCCAACCATCTGTGAGGAAGCGGTGTGGAAGACCAACAAGTTTGCCTCCGAGAAGCGTGTAGTGTGGGCGTTCGAGCGTGTCAGTCCCTTCGACCTGTATTGGACGTCAGACAGCACCAGTACGCAGGATGGTACAGCCGTTTTCATCCGCAAGAAGGTTGGCTACGATTATCTGTACGATTGCCGACGGCTCGTGAAAGAAGACCCCGACTGTGGTTATATCCGCTCCACCCTCGACGAACTCATCGAGGATACCCACGAGGGTTACATCCCGCGCGAGTGGATAGACTTCTTCAGTCAGAACCCGGAAACGCGCACACCGATGCTGGCGTGGCACCGGGGCGAGAGTGCGGAGATTCTGATTCGCTACGGGCGTTTCAGCGGCTACGACCTGAAGGAAATCGGCTTTGCTGACATCGAGGACGACCGCCTCTACGAGACCAAGATTATCCTCTGTGGCGGGCAGGTGATTTTCTGTCAGATTAACAACAATCCGGGGCAATACCGGAGACCGGTGTTCACCGCGTCCTTCGAGAGCCGCAACAATTCCATCGTCGGTTGCGGGCTGGGACAGAAGTTGTTGCCGCTTGAGCGCGCATACAAGGCTTGCATCAACCTCGCCATGTACAACCTGTCGCTTTCCAGCGAGCCGGTGACGGAGGTGGAAGTGACGCGGATACTCAAATATATGCCGGAGGAGTGGACAAATAATCCGGTCATCGCGCCGGGGATGGTGGTAACTGCCGACGGCGACCGCATGGGCAACGGCAGTCGTGCCATCAAGTTCACGCAGGTGCCAGCCATCACTGACGCCGCCTTGCGCATGGCGACCTACATTTTCGAGCAAGCACACGTCATCAGCAACATCCCTGCCGCCTTGCACGGACAGCCGGTCGGCAGCGGTGCCAACCGCACGGTGCGCGGGCTGCTCACGCTTCAGGGTAACACGCTGAAGCCGATACAGTCGGCGCTGATGAATCTTGACCTCGGCGTCATCGAGCCGATGGTGTCGCTCCTGTACATGATGCTGGTCATGTACGACGATGATTTTACCTACAGCGGTGACTGCAAGATTGTCGCCAAAGGAGCTGCGAGCATGGTCGAGCGTGAGATGGACAAGCAGGAAGCGATGGAGACGGTGCAGGTGCTGGGCCAGCTTGGCGATCTTGTGCCGCAGGGGGTGATAAAAAAAGCGACGGAGAAACTTCTCGTCGCTTTGGGTGTGGCCGATGCAGAACAGTTCGCGCAATCAGCCCAAGCTCTGCCTGCCATCACGCCGCAGGGTCAGCCGGGTGTTCCGGGACAGACGCCAGCTGATATTGTCTCGCCTGCTTCTGTCGCCTCCGCTGCACCTGCACCACAAGAGCAACCGGCGCCAGTTTCCTAACCGCGCTTCAGTTGTTCGTGTGCTACCTCGGCAATGCGTACCAGCGCGTCCCAGAGGCGGTTGTTTTTCGGCGGCGGGATAATTACCGGGTCGTGCCAGTACAGGCGGCGTACGCCGCCGTATGAGCCGTCAGCGCCATAGGCGAAGCGGGTGCCGTTCGGGAAGCGGACGTGGATGGCGTTGAATGAGGTGCTGATGACGGTACCGTAGCCATGCACGACGTCGTACACTTGGTCATCGGCGGACAGGTTTTCGTTGTCGAGTGTTGCCATGTTAGAATATCCTCTTGAAGTTACTGGAGAAGGTTATGAGATTACCACCCCCTTTGCGAAAAATCCACGACAGGTTTGTTGGCTGGGCGTCTGCACAACGCTGGGTGAACGATTACCTGATTGCGTGGGTCACGGAAGAAGACGGACAGGAAGTGGCGTGCATCTATTGCACAATCGTTCGCAATGCCCTAATATTCGGATTTATAGGGTTTATTTTGGGATTGTTGGTGTGACGCGTAAAGTCAGGACAGCGGCGGTGGTAAAGACCCTGCCAGCACATGATACCGGTTTGAGCCATGACTTCCACGGCAAGGTCATCGAGTTCAACGACAACGTGCCGGAGGAGAGGGTGATTTTTCCTGTTCCTGAAAAGTACAGTCCGTTGCTGGTCAATGACCCGCAGACGATGTTTGTCGTGACCGGTTATGACCTGACTGACAACACCGAAGTAGGCTTCTACAAGATTTCCCGTAGCGCCGGGGTTCCGGTACAGGGCGACGGTGGCTGCTGCCCGCAGGCACGCATCGGGCGTGGTGTAACGTTGCGCCGGGTGTTGCTTCCCTGCTGGAAGCTCGACCGGTGCAATCCGGTGTTTGTGATAAAGACGCCGGGGATTTATGAGGTGGTTGTGTCCGGGGATACGGCGGATGTACAGCTTACCGCGATGCGCTTCCCGATGCAGGAAGTAAACCATTTTGCGCAAGTGGCGCCATGTGATTGCGGAGGAAAAGGTGAGAGACCGAAGGGCTGAGCCGGAGTATTTTTACCGGATAATTTTTGACAAGAAGACGGCCGCCGTCGAGGAATCGGGCAAGCGGGCGTATTCATCCATTTTCTATGTGCCGCCGGGAAAGGCAGCGGTGATTTCCCTGTACAATGCCCAGTCACGGCTGGAGCTGGAGAAAGACCTGAATGACCCGAACAAATCGAAGCTGACCGAGAAGGGTTGCTTTGTCCTGCACAAACTTTCATTTGGCGAGACCAGCGAAGTGACCCGCCGGTTGCAATGCCACGAGTTAATCAGTCTGCGGGATATTTACGAGTTGCAACGGGCGACACAAAGAATTTTCCATGAATCGGTAATTACCTGCAAGGAACAATGGACGATGGATGGTTGCAACAATTACAAGGTGCTGACCGTCCCCGGATTCTATATGTTTGCCCAAGATGACATGGAGCAGTTGGAATCGGCATATATGGAAGTGGCGATAATGCCGGTTGAGGATATGGTATTAACCCCTGATGCAATTAAATTTGGAGCCTTGTTATGAGCTGCGGATACAGTATAAACATTAAAGAAATCGTCGATGAAATCATGAAAGTCTTGCCGAAAGGTGAGGATGATTATGTAGAATCCGGCGAGGTAATAAATGGCGGCAAGACGCTGCGGCTGACCCGCAAGAAAGGCGGTACGATTGATATTGCCTTGCCGACTCCGCCGACGGCAGACGACATCTACATCAACAAGGCGGAAATTGTTGCCAACGGCCCGAACAAGGATTTGGTACTGACCAACAACAAGGGCGAGAAGCTGTCTGTTACCCTTCCAACGGCATCAGCACCTGCACCTGCCGAAGACAAGTACGTCACCGATTTCAGCCTTGCCAATCGTGGGGGCAAGCCGGTGCTGGAGTTGCGTCGTAGTGACAACGTGACGCTGACGGCGAGCCTGCCGGAAAACTCTGGCAGCGGTGGCGGCTCCGGCACGGATGACTATGTAACTGCTGGCGCGCTGACCGTACAACGGGAAAAGGGCGGCGCAGAAGTCCGCAAGACGTTCTACGCTAACCTGAAATTGATTCGCAAGGGCGGCGGTGAAGTTGATGTAGATATGAGTAAGTTGATTTCAACCGCGCAGGATAACCCTGAATTTACGCCGCGCATGGATATTAACAACGAGCTTTCGCGGGTGGTCAAGGCTGACGGGTACTACGTTACCGCGCCAGAAACAGTGCGCTGGGCGAAGGATGATTCTTCGCACGCTGCTGTTGTGGATTTGCCCGCTCCCGCTCTGTGGTTCGATGCGTCAGGTGCCGGTACACAGGTTGCGCCGGGTAGAAAGCTGCTGCCGATTATGGATTTGCATTGGGGCAAACCATATGGCAACGACAAGATGGGTTTGACTCAAGACGCTCTTTGTTACACCCGCGCTGACGGTACCCAAAGTTGGATTTTGATTCCACAGGCCGGTGGTGGCGGTAGCGGTAGTGGTATTAGTAGTATTACGCCATCTACTACACAAAATAGAACCATTGTAGTAACCGATAATGGTGGTAACATCAGTAATATTCGGTTGCCTGATAAATGGTTTAACGGTAAAGATGGTAAAGATGGCAAAGATGGTTTTGTTTCGGTTGAGGAATATAATGCACTTGCAGAAAAAACTATTTTGTCTTCTTGGGCTGCATCAGCGATAAGAAAAGGGTTTGATACTACTATATTACAGGGTGGAAAGTATGATTACGTCCCATTTGGAGTATTTACTACTGCGGATGGAAAATCCTCACCGTTCCAGCCAGTAAATCAATTTGCAACTATACCGCATATGGTAGGTGGGGGTAATGATTATTCTATAGTATTACTAAATCAGCCGGGCGATTCTTCAAATACAGCACATAAGCATAATCCGTTACCGTATTTGCGTAGTATAGGGCACGAGGGTGCGTTGAAGGCTATTGATGTTTTTGAGTGGAGACTTGTCGATGACCCCGACAGCTCGTCTAATAAAACATTGAGAGCTGTATATCGTGGCACGGTTTATGCACAAGATGACGTAGGTAACGGAATACTCCTCTATCCGCTGGCAGGTATGTATTTGCCCGGAGACCAGGATAAGTCAAATTATGCGGGACAAATGCCGCCAGCTTTTGAGTTTAGAATACGAAATACAAATGCTGATTACGATGTTGCATACGACCCGTCTGTGGTATTTAAGAACTCGTATCAAATTACACCCAGTGATATAAGACCAGTTTTTTAAGGAGCAAACATGAGTTGTGGAGCTTGCAAACAGGGAAACACGGGGGGCAGGATTATTCCTGTCCATCCACGTCAGACGCAGCAACAGCCGAAACAGCCGCAGGGATTACCGGCGGCTGTGCGGAACAAACTGCGGTATAACGGAAAATGAAAAAACAGTTGCTCGAACAAATCCCCACCGCCAGCAAGGATGCCTTGCTGGGGTGGTTGGATACCCGGCTTGCAGCGTGCCAGCAAGAGCAGCGTGAAGCGTCCGCTGCTTTCGTCATCACTCTTGACGAGAAGCAGCGGGCGTCAGCGTTGTCTGCGGCAGGTGCGCAAGGTGCGTTCGAGGAGATTTACTATTTATTGAAAGGTACGGATAAACATGGCTGAAATATTGGCAACAGGGCGAAAGAATGCCCGTGATATCCGCCGCGCGCAACAGGCGATTGCGGCAGGTGCTACCAGCGTCAAACTTCCTGAAGATGACCCGGTGGTGTACGGGCAACAAATACCTCAACAGCCGGTGCAGACAGAACCTGCATCGGCTACATCTGCCGTGTCCGTTACCCCGGCGGCAGACGAACCGGAAGACAACTGGCTGGACTCGCTCACGCCCTACCAGTCTGCGCCTGCACAGGCGGCGCCCGCCCCGCAGCAACCGGCAGCGCCTGCCCAGCACACACCGACACCGGAGGAGCAGAAAGCCAACCTGCAAGCCTTGTACGATAGCCTGCCGGAAACGGAGCCGGTGGTTGCCAAAGAGATTAACGAGCTGGTGGTTGCGCCGCAGATTGCGGAGCTGAAGGCGGAAATTGCACGCCTCAAGGCAGCACAGCAACAGGATAGCGCCGGGCGGGCGAATGCGATTCGCCGCGAGACTAACGCCAAGATTTACAAGCACTATTCCCGCGAGAAAGCCGAGAGAATACTGGGCAGCGTGGAGTTTGCAAACTTTATGATGGAGGGTGCTGACCCGTATTTGGGCGACCCGATGAAAGCATTGAACGACGCATATCAGGATGGGAACGCTGATTACGTCATCAAGCGCCTTGACGCTTTTGTCAAGAGTCGCGGCAAGCCACGTCCGCAAGGCGGGGCAGAGCCGCAGCAAGGTAGGGGACAAGGTGAGGTCGGCGTGCCTGAAGGGCGAGCCATCTCGGATGAGGAATACAGGGAGCTGCGGCGCAAGATTCGTGCGGCGCCTCATTTGTATCCGCCGGGGGCTTTGCGTGACCTTAGTGAACAGTACCAACGGAGTAATTAACGATGGCACAAAACAGTATGCCCGTGCAGGCGAGCGGGTATAAATCCATTTGGGATACCCCGCTTGCCAAAGGCGTGAAGTTTGCCGGGACAATCATTGACCGCAACTGGGAAGAAAGTTTTATTTCCCGCATTGCCAACACATCCATTCTGCAAGACTTGACCAAGTGCGCGCAGATGATTCAGTTCAAGAAGCCACCGCAGGCCGGTCCGTGGCGCCCGTATGAGCTGAACCAAACCCTCATTACCGACCAGCCGACGCAGGACAGCTTCTGTATCACGATTTGCGGGTCTGCCTACAAGTCACTCAAAATCGACAAGGAAGACATCCGCCGTGCGTGCGACGACTGGCCGGAGTTTGAACAGGGGTTCCTTGCCGACTCATGGCGCCAGTTCGAGAATCTGCTTCACTACAGTCTGCTTGACCGGATGCAGTTGTCTGTCGGCAGTCGCAACCTTGGTGCGCGTGCAGGGCGTGATGGCAACATCAACCTCGGTACCCTGACCAGCGCGTTGCACTTGTCGCCGGACAACATTCTCAACTTCTTTACCCGCATGAAGATGGTGCTGCAACAGGCAGGTCGCTGGTATGAAGGCGAGATGTTCATGGTGGTACCGGAAGAAATGTCCGTATTGCTGCTGGAAACGATGTTTGCCAAACAGCTTTGCTGCAACATGAGCGAAAGTTTGCTGTTCAAGGGGCTGGTGGCTACCAACATTTTGGGCTTCACCATTATCGAAAGCCAGCGTCTGCGTCCGACGATTGACCGTCAGACCAACCGTTTGGTGTATCCGATTTTGGCTGGCTGGAACGAAGCCTATGCGTTCACCGCAGACATCGTGGATGCCGACCTCGTAGAGATGGAACGCAGCTTCGGTGTGCTGTACAAAATGCTGGGTGTTTATGGTGGCGGGGTTATTTACCCTGAATCGCTGACCAAGGCGTATGTCACCTTCTCAACTGCCGGTCTTGTACCGAGTCCGTAAGGAGGATTTATGGCTCACAAACAAATGTGGTTTCAGGGGGACAAGCAAAACCTCTGTGTAGATTGCGGCGAAGGCTACCAGTTTACCTGCCCGAAGGCCAAACGCACCGCCGACGAGTATGTGCGTGGTTTCTATACGCACACCGGAGTTATCAACCCGAACACGGAGTATGATAACTACAGCAACGAAACGCCGCAGTTCAAGGCGATGAAGGACGTCAAGGTCGGTGATTATGTTTGGCTGGTGTGCGTGCCGCCGAAGCACCGTGTGCTGGACGTGTTTGCCTACAACGACACGACCCTGGTTGAACATTCACGGCTGGATTCCTTTGCGGGCATCGAGCTTGAGCTTGTCACCGGCACCTTCCATGCGGCAGACGCCGACGGTAACTGCGCCATGCTGGAAGAAACCAATATCGGCAAGCTGACCTTCCCGCAAAGTACCACGACCGACCCGGTGAAACGCCAGTTTGTGTGGAAGGCGCTTGAGGTGATGAACGACCTCGAGACGTGGTATGGCGTCGGCTTCAAGGTCGTCGCTCTGCCGCATGAAGGCGCGCTTGCTGATATTGTCGGCAAGATTGGCATTGGCGCTCACACCCTCGCCTGCGAAGCACAGACCTTCCAGTATTAAGGAGGGGTCATGGACGCAGGCAAGTCAAAAATCATGGGGCTTCATGCGAAGCCCCTTGTGGGCAACCCCGGTGCGCCGGAGAGTGCAATCAAGGGTAATACCCTTTCCAAATCAGACGTGGATTCGCCAAAGAGCATGGGCTTAAAAAAGCCTTCGATGAAGGCGAAGAAATAACACCTGCCCCTTCGGGGGCAGTTCAGTACGGGAGAGACCAAATGGCAGTAACACAACACAACGATATGCAGCAGGCGTATGCGCCGAATCCGACTATTCAGGAAGGGCAGAGTTTCCGGCAGGCATACCCGTCGATTAAATCTGATGCACCATACCTGCTTAATCCGTACAACGGGGACGTGTTTCCGAACACCGATGAGTGGGCGAAACAGTCTGATGTGCTGGTGCCTTACTATGGCAGCGAGGGCAACGAGACTGTGACCGACCGGGTGAATGCGGTGCTTCGCGCGGCAGAATTGAAAGCCGGACGGACGGTGGAAGTGGATGAAGAAACCGGCGAGCTGGTGCAGGAGACCGCCCAACTGGCAGACGGCGCGTCATTGCGTGCAGCGGTCGCCGAACCGGCAGCCAAAACAGAACTGGTGGCTGACGGGGAAATGGGGGCGCTGTGAGAACCTTGTTGCTGGGGTATGCCCAAGACCTCGATGATGCGTACCCCGGCCACGAGTTTTCCATATGGCCTGCGGAGCAGTTGCTGCGCTTCTTTAACGAAGCGCTCTGTCTGATTGCTGCCCAGCGCCCGGATATGTTCACCGAGGAAAAGATTGTACAGGTCGATGTGTGCAACCACTATGTCGATGCCTGCGATTGCGTGAAGGTGCTGGACGTGCTGGGGCAATGTGACAAGAATGGCAAGAACGTTCGTCCGCTGCAACGGCGCAAGGAACGGGCGACGGTGTGGACAGGAAGCAAGGCGCGCACCAGCCTGACCCGCGAGATTACCTCATACGAGTTGCTGGAGAAGTCCAGCCTGATTCGCGTCTATCCGACCAACCTTGACCCCACGACGCCGCTGTACGTCCTTCTGCGCTGTGCGGTAGAGCCACAGGCTTACTCGCTGACTGACGCTGTCCCTGACGAGCGCTGTGCATTCCTCGCGGCCGCCCGTCAATGGGTGCTGTACAGCGCCAAGATGATGGACGGCGAGCATTCACAGACGATGCAGCAGCAGGCGGACAAACACCGCGAGATGTTCACCGCCATCCTCGCCATGACCAAGGCGAGCGACGACGACTATGATGAGAAATATCGTGGTTATCCGGCAGCGGCGAATAAAAGAGGTTGATTATGGTTGGTAATCAGGTATAATATGTCACGCCATCTAGCAAGGGCATAAAAAAGGTAAAACGTTTATGGCGTGGGTGCCGGTGACTCCCCGGCTTGCTAGACCCACGCCGCCTTTATTTTGGAGTATTTATGAATAACTTGGAAGTTTTTAACACCATTACCATGAGCAGTCGTGAGATTGCGGAGCTTACCGGGAAAGACCACGGTAACGTTATGCGTGATATTCGGACTGTGCAGGAAGCACTTTCTACGGATTCAAATTTGAATCCATGTATAAAAACAACGACATATGTAGGGAAAGACGGTAGAGAATATTCCCAGTATGAGTTGGACAAGGACACGACGCTGTGTCTTATCGCCGGATATGACACACTTGTCAGGATGCGTATTATTAAACGGTGGCAAGAACTTGAAGCATCCATGCCTCAAATGACTGAGCTGGATATGATTGCAGCTATTGCAACCAAAGCCGCAGCACAAGAGAAACAACTGATGGCACATGACCGGCAGCTTGTTACTCATCAGCAACAGATAGAAATACTACAGTCGGACAACGCTGCGCTCCGGCAGCAAGTGCAGATTCTTCAGGAGGAGCAAGACTACTTCACTATGAAGGGATACGATATTTTGCACAAGCTGCGATACACCCGGTAAGAGCTTTCGACCTTATCCAAGCAGGTCAAGAAATTGTCTGTGGCGATGGGGTACGAAGTGAAGAAAAAACCGGATACGGAGTACGGTGAGGTAAACGCTTACCACGTTGATGTATTAAATCGGTTCTTCAACAAGTAATTCAACCTGCTACAATAGCCCGACCATTGAAACGGTTGGGCTTTTTGTTTGCCCCGGAGACCACGATGACCCTTGACTGCAAGAAACCGAAAAACTGTACACCGTCCGAGCCACCGAAGCCGCATGACCCGACACCGCCGTTCGAGGTGTGCATTGCGCTGGATTACAAACTGGTGTGGGACGGGACGCACGCGACGCTGGAGCGGGTAACGACCACGCCGGACGGGACGTACACTCTGTTCAATGTGGTGAACGGGTGCATCGTTAATCCGGGCGTGGGTGACATCCCCACTTACACCCCGCCGTACTGCAATCCGAATCCGTCAGACTGCCAGCAAGGCAACGGTTCGGTCAATATCAGCCATCAGTCGGGAAACACCATTATCAATTACGGTGACGGTCTGTACGCTCGAACCTATGTGCAGGCAGGGGCAAACATCGTGGTGACTGGTGTAGGCACGGCGCAAGACCCCTACGTCGTTTCCGGCGGTGCAGGTGGCGGCGGTATCGTGAACGTTGTGGGCGAGGGTGGCATCAACGCCCGCGTGGAAAACAGCGTCGCCTTCGTTGGGCTTGCGCCAACCGGCGTTACTCCCGGCGTGTACAACGGCTTTACCATCAACCAGTTTGGGCAAGTTATTGCCACGGACAGCGCGCTGGAAGGAGCGTCTGTTGGTGCAGGGCGAGGGCTTGCAAGCCATAACGAAGGTGACAAGCTCATCATCGAACACCCGGCGCAGAATATTCCTTCCAGTTTCACCGCTGGTGGCTGGCGGCTGGACTGGAATGATTCCGGGCATCTTGCAGGTGCCGTGCAAACGGCAACGCCAGCGCCGAATGGCTGTTACATTATCGGCGGCACCGAGGTTTGTGTCGCCGACGGCGTCATCGAACGCATCGGCGACGGAGGTGGCGGCGGCAACGGTGGAGGTGGCAGCGGCGGATATGGCGGTATTCGCGATATGTATCGTATCACGGTGAACACTGAGACGTACCAAACGGGTCCGTGGGTGGAGACCTACGGGCGCAATCTGCACATGACCCATCAGGGTTCGGGCAGTTTGACTATCGACCTGCCGGGGTATGTGCATGACATCAGTCAGGTGGACGTGAATGTTCACCACGGCAATATCCGCAAGAGTATCAACGCGGAGGGTAAGCTGGAGCTTTCGTACACGCCGCCGTCTGCGTCTTCCGACCAGATTGTAACCGTCGTACTGCGAGGTTGATATGCTGGCATGGGAGAGCTACGAGTTTGCAGGAATCGTGCCCCGGCTGCGCAAGAAACAGTTGCCGAAGGGCTATGCAACCGTTGCGCATGACGTGGATTTGACCCACGGCACGCTCAAGTCGTTTTTGGAGCAGCGTCCGATAAAGACTGTGCTTGCCAATCAGGTGCGGTTGTATGTGTGGGGCTGCGAGATTCTGACGTGGGACAAGTGCGTGGATGTTGCCGAGTGGTTGCCGGATTGTCCACGGCTGTTCGTGACCGGCAACGCGGATTACCCGCAGACGCTCAATATCACCAACAAGCGGCTGACCTACCGCAGGCTGGGTGTGCCAGCGCCCGTACCTGCGCCCGTTGCACAGGCGGACAACGTGTGGAATGACCGCGCGCGCAGCACGGCATACATCACCACTTTCGTCAATTCCTTTGGCGAGGAGGGCGGCCCATCCAATCCTTCCAACGACGTATCTACCGAAGAAGGACAGTCGGTGCGGCTCACCTTCCGCTACAATCCGCCCGTCGAGTACGACATCAAGAAGTTGCGCATCTACCGGCGGGAGACGGGATTCCGTACCGGGCTGGAGAAAGAACAGGAGCTGGAGACGCACTGGTTCTTCCTGACCGAACTGGACATCAGCGCCCGCGAGTACACCGATACCACCAGCATTACCAATCTTGGCTGGGCATACGAGGGGCTGGACACTCGCGAACCGCCCGCCCGGTTGCAGAACATCACCGCCATTCCATCTACCGCGATACTGACCGGAAGCGTGCAGAACAAGCTGCTGTTTAGCCGCAATCTTCAGCCGCATAACTGGCCTCTGTCGCAGGAGATGACGTTGGACGACAACATCATCGCGCTGGGAGCTATCGGTAACAGCGTCTATGTGGCAACGGACGGCTACCCGTACCGGGTGCAGGCTGACGTCGGCTGCGACCAGCGCGAGTGCAGGCAGGTTCACAAATACACCCAGCCGTTTCCGATGATTAACTGCCATGTGGGAACGGGGGCAGTAACCACACCGTTTGGCTTCATTTACGCCAGCACCGACGGGCTGGTGATGCTGAACGAAGCCGAGCAGCCACGGGTGATTACGACCGAGGTGCTGTCGCAGGATGACTGGCGCCAGCTTGCGCCGCAGACAGCACGGCTTGCTTACCACAAGGGCGCGCTGTTTGTCGTAACCGACAACATCAGTTTCATTCTGTGGCTGGACGGCAACAGCTATGCGGATACCAAATACAAGAAGATGACCACCATCAGCGATGAGCCGGTGGATATGTTCGAGACCCGGCAGGGCGAGCTGGTGATGCTGTTCAGGGACGGCAAGGTGAGCCAGTGGAACGCAGGCAACCGGCTTCGCCCGTACAAGTGGCTGTCTGCCAACATTGACGCTGGCTTTTTGTTCGACCTGACCCGGTTGCGGGCGTGTGTGCGAGACCACGACACGCAAATCAGCATCATCAGCGACCGGGCGCAGATTTCAAGGAAGTTTCCCGTAGGTGATACCAATATCCCCTTCGGGCGGCATGGACGCCGACCTGAATTTTATGTGCTTGCTGAAGGCACGGGAGAGATTACCGAGATTGTGGCGGGCTTGTGTGTAATTGATATGGGAACGAAGGAGCAGGTGAAATGAATTATCAGTTGGTGCGGATGCCGACGGACGAGGATGAGCTGAACCGGTTGATGACGGAGTTTGCCCCGTTTCTTGATGCGATGTACACCACCCATGAGCGGGAAATGTTCGGCGAGCTGAATTTCTCGCTGGCGTACTGGTTCATGCTGTGGGATACCGGCGCGGGCAATTTCCTTGCACGCTACACCGATGCAGGCGAGCTGGTGTTTTTGGCGATGATAACCAAGTGCCAAGACCTGTGGAACGGCAAGTGGCGCATGGAAGTTCACCGGACTGCCGTGAGCAGCGACCCGGCGATTGACGGCAAGCAGGAAGTGAAAAACGCGCTGAAATACCTGCGCGACAACGCTGGGCTTCTGGAAATCGACCGCTTGTATTTCACCAATTACTACGACGACGGGCGCGAAGAAAAACTGCTGGTATGGAAGGTGTGAGATGCCGGGTGAGGATAACATCAATCTGAACGACCTGCTGGGGACGTGGGGCGGCAAGCCCGATGCCGGTTTCAGCAAACAGGGGAACAAAAATCCGGTCAAGAAGGACACCGCGCCCAAGGTACCTGCTGACAACCCCGCCTGCAAGAACACGGGTATTACCGACGAAGGGATTGAACAGTCTTCGCGCTGGAAGTCGTTGTTGTCCGCCGCCATCATGGTGTACAACACGGCGAACAGCTTGCGTATGGCGCGTCTTCAGCGCGACCTCGCCAAGAAATACCTGAAGATGAGCGAGGAGCATCGGGAGCGCTACAACAATGCGCACAAGCCGCTGGAGAAAGACCTTGTGCGGGAAGCGCTGAAATTGCCCAAGTACAAGCGGGACAAGGAGCAGCTTTACACCGGGCAGATGCTGACCAGCGTGCGTGACAAGAACGCCGGGCAGATTGACAAGGCGCTGTCCTGTACGGGGCGTTACTGCACCGGATTGCGTGCGGCAATCATGACCGACCAGTTGCTGAAACAGGCGACGCAGGAATCGCTTGTGGCTGGCATGGCACACCGTTACACCGACAAGGAAGAAATCACCCACAACAACCTGCGCTGGGAGAAGCGGGAGCAGGTGTTGAAAATCGGGCGTGATATTCCGACGCAGGCGGCGAGTTTTGCCCAGCTTGCGGCAGGCATTTTCGGCGACCTCGGCACGCAGGCGGGCAAGGCGGCGGAGGGGGCGATGAGCTTTATCGCCTACGAGAGCAACCGCCAGCCGACGATGTACCCGCCGCGCCGGGGTGATATGCAGGTGAGCAGTTATCGCTACAACCCGACGCCGCTTGAGGAGTTCAAGCCGAAGCCGCCGGACGTGTATGTGAAGCCGGAAGAACCGGCGCAGACAATCAAGGTAATGGGGTAACACATGGCAATGGCAGTCCGCCATGTTGGCGGGAATATCGACCGGGTAAACGACGTATCCATCAAGGCGTTTCCGTGTCCGAAGGTAAACGACAAGGGGCTTCAGGGCGCGTGGTGGTGGGCGGACAAAATCGCCATCGCTGTTGCCTTGTGGGCAACCTATGAGACATGGAAGGCTGCCAAGGAAGAATACAAGATTGGCAAGCGTTACTATGACCTCGCCCGTGAGCAGTGGGACTTCTTCCTTGAGAATTACAAGCCGCTGGAAGACCAGGAGCTTGCGGAGATATGGGCAGAGCTTCCCTACGAGCCGGATTACCCCAAAGCCATAGCGGGTCATACGAATGCCATAGACAAGGTTTTTAACGCCGCAGAGCGCCACAGAAGCGCCTTGTCGGACAAATATTGTATTTGCCCCGACGTGAGCCAGTTCACCAAGACGGACATCATGAAATCGACCGTGCGTGGGGATTCCGACAACTTCGCCCGCCGGTATGCAGAGAAGCTGGCGCAGGAGAAAAACGACATCCGCTGGGCGCGCCGCATCGCTGCTGCCAGCCGTGGGCGTAACCTGCTTTCCGACAGCGCCTCGCTTGCGAGCAAGGCGGCTGGATTGTTTGGGGATTACGCCAAGGTGATGGGCAACGTTGCTGCCGGGGCGATGGCGTTTTCCGGCTATGTGAATAACCGGATGCAGACCGAATACAACCCGGTGCGGAGCCGCATCAACGCGCGGGCGGATGTACCGAACACTTACCGGGGATTCGACGCTCAAGCCTACTGGGGCAACGGCGACCGGATGATGGAAACCACACCTCGCGGCGGTATCCCGTGGGGACAGGCTGAAGCCAACGCGCCATACGATGGTTCAAGCGGGGTTGCAGGTTATGACCCGACGGGATATGCTTCCACATCAACAAGATAAGGGGACACAACATGGGTGCATACATACCGGATTTGTTCGGGGCGTGGATGAAGGGCAGGGAGTACGCCATCGGCCGCAACTGGAACGACCTTGCCAATTACGAAAAGATTAAAGCGGCGCGTAACGCCAACGACTTGTCGGCCATCGACATTCTCGGCCAGCGCGCGCAGTTCGGCGGGCGGATGAACATCTTTCAGAACAACGTGGACAGCTCGGCACGGGCAAACGAAGTGGCAGAAGCCGCCCAACCCGGACTGCTTGCCAACGCCGACTCTGGCAGCATGATGCAGCAGGACCAGCGCAGCGCGTTCATGGCAAACCGCCCGGATTACCAACAGATGCTGGTTAATACCGCGCAAGCCAACATCGGACGGGGTATAGACGCCGCTGCCGTGCAGAACAGTACCAATAACTGGTGGACGCCGGAACGCACTGCGCAGATGGGCGTGTGGGCTGGCGAGAACGGCTACAACACGGGCATGGCGAACAACATCACCACCGCTCATGCGCCACAAATTGCCGCACAGCAGAACGTGCTGGGCGATGAACGGTTTATGAATGACCGCTTGGGGTTGCAGTACGCAAGCGGCGAAATCAGCAATAACATTGCCCTGCAACCGGAGCAGCACAAGTTGGAGGGAATGCGCATCGGCAACCGCCAGTACGACGAGAAGCACTATGTGGAAGACAAGCAGGCACAGGTAGAGCGCCAGCAGCAGATGCGCCGTGACGAGCTGCGCCAGCGCATCAGCCTGCTTACTGCCGAGTGGCGGCAGATTGCCAACGACCCGACGCAGGTCGCGCGGATGCAGCAGTTGCGGATGGAGATTGATATGCTCAACCGTGAGCTGAATGGCACCCCCGGCGGGACGGAGAACCTGATGCCAGCGACTGGGGTTACGACTACACCGACAGGATACACGCTGGACATGATGGATTCGGTGCCACAGCAGGCGAAGTATGTAGCCCAACCGGTGGCGCAGGTGGCAGCGGCATCGACGGCGCAGGCGCGTCAGCCAACCGCACTTGAGCAAAAACAGGCTGCGGTAGATGCTGTGGTAAATGACCAGTTTGACAGCGCATTGCCGTTGATTGGGCTTGCGGGACAAGCTGCCGGTGGGTTGGTAAAGATTGGCAATAGATTGTTCACCCCGGTTACGCCTCCCAGCGACGTGAATCTTGTTCGTAGCGGGTTGTTACCTCCACAGTATTTGCTGCGCACATTACCCGGCGAGGCATAAATCATGGCACGCGGGAACAACAACGAAACCAGCCGCAACATGAGCATGGTGATGCAGGCATTGCTGAATAATGGCTTGTCGCAAAGTCAGGCACGGGCTATGGCTGCGGAAATCGGACGGGAAAACAGTTTCCAGAGCAAATACCTGTGGGGGTATCACAAAGACCCCCACAACGGCGCGGTGAACATGGGGATTATCTCGTGGCAGGGACCGCGTGCGCGGCAACTGGACACGTTCATGCGCAGCAAGGGGTTGATGAACGGCAACCGGATGGAGCAGTCGCAGCGTGCGCTGGATGCGCAGGTGGCGTTCATGCTGCACGAGATGCGTACCAACAAGGCATACGCGCCGACCAAGCGGGCGTTTTTGGATAACCCAAATGTGGATTACACCACTGCCTACCGGGTGCTGGGCAAGAACTATATCGGCTGGCGTATCGACGACCCCAAGTATGTGCAGGGTCACGCCACCCGCGACAACTGGTATCGTCGCGCTGGTGGCGTCGTACCGCAGGATGGCGGGGTGATTGCACCAGCGGGTGAGGGCTATTCCGCGCCAACCGCTACACCTGAGCGCAGGGCAGATTTCAATCTGATACCACAGCGCAACACGGTCGTCGGCACCTTCGGCAATGTGACTGCCAGCAATGATTTTCAGAACGACCTGTATGGAGACGTTGCGGCACAAGGACTGCCGCCGGAGAAAGAGGCGCTGGCGACAACCGCTGCAAACACCATCAACGATATTTATAACAAGGTATTCAACGCGCCGTTGGTGAAAACGGAGAATACCGCTACAATCAATGCCCTGATGAACATTTTTGACACTCTGGACGTTTCCGATGGCAGCCAAAACTTCGTATGAAACCCCTCTTTCCATGCCGAACCTGCCGGACATGGACGCCAATCTGTTTGGCGGTGTAGCCGGTGGCGTGTTCAACCAAAACACCGACGCACTGAATCCGAAGCTCATCGAGCCGCCAAATGCACAAACAGGCGCAGGCAACAAAAGTCCGGGTGCACAGGCGCTTGAACAGATTGAAAAGCAAAAGGCTGCCGACGAGCGCGCAGCCCAGCAAGCCAGAGAGAAGGCCGAGCGCGAGGCGGAGGCGGCAGAGCGTGCGCACATTCAGCGCATGAACCAGCTTGAGCGCGAAAGCGCCCGGCGGATGCGTGCTTACGAGAAGGAAAAGAAAGAGCGCGAGAAGCAGCTTGAGGAAAAGAAGCAGCAACAGGGCGGTATGCTGGGCGCCGGGCTGGACGGTTCGTTTGTCATGGACAAGGCGGTGGACAACCTGCTGAAAAACCCGGAGTGGCAGGGCATCAAGTCCAACCTGCAACGCGACGACGAGGCGGAGTTGTGGCTGAACGAGTACCGCAAGCAATTCGAGGTGCAGGGCATTCCCAAAGACCGCATCGACAACGAAATCAACGTTGCCCGCAACAAGATTGCCGCTGATACCGCTGCTTACAAGAAAAAGATGAGCGACGACGGGCGTGACCCGTTGGACCTCGTAACGTCGCTGGGCAAAGCCAGTCGCAACACTTACCGCACTATCGGCCTGTGGACTTCCGGGCTGTGGGCGGACAGCGACGAGGAAGTGCGCAAGTGGGCGCAGGAGGAGCAGGAAAAGATTGATTCCATTAACCAAACCTACTCCGACCGCATTCTGCTCGACCAAGCGAATTACCAGTATCTTGCCGCCAAGCGCAAGGAGCGGGGTGACGAAGGCTTTTTCGGTACCATCGCTGATGCATGGAACTCGGACAGCATCCTCTCAACCATTATCGACACCGCCGGTTACACACCGCAGGCGGTGCTGACCGGTGCGTTGGCAGGCAAGGCGGTTGGAGCGCTGGGCAAGATGACCGGCGCCACGGACAAAATCGGCAAGGCGTTGGGTGTGCTGGACACGGCAGCGGCGGCAGAAGGTGCGGGCGTTACGACCAAAATCGGCGCCAAGCTCGCCGGACACCTGATGGCGTCAGAAACCGCAGGCGGCATGGGCGCTACGGGTTTGTTCGCGGCGACCGATGCGGGCGGCGGCGCTTATGACAGCGTGATGCAGACGCCGACGGAGAAAATTCGTGCCAACTATATTCGTGACTTCGGCGAAAACAACTGGAACAACCTTGTCAAACAGACCGGCAGCGAAGAAAATGCCAAGAGCAATCTTGCCGTTCGTGCATCCAAGGCGGCAGGCGGCTGGGCGTTTGCGATGGGGTCGCTTATCGGTGCCGCAGGTCTTGAGACCACCATTCTCAAGGCAGGCAAGGTGGGAATGCGCGGGCTTGCCACCAGCACCCGGCTGATGACGGTTGGTGCAAACACCTTGTCCGAAGCGATTGAAGAAGGCACCACACAGCTTTCACAAAACCTTGGCGCACAGAAGTACAACGATGTGGATACTTTCGATAGCGTGAGCGAGATGGCTGCCATCGGCGCCATCGCGGGTGCAGGCATGAGTGCAGGCACGCAGGTCGCAGGTTCCGTCAGCGGCAGGGTAGCCAACCGCATTGCGCCCAAGTACAACCCTGACGCGCTTGACCCGTCCAAATATACCCCGAACGGCACGCTGGATTACGAACGCTACCGTGAGGTGTTCGGCAACCAAATGGACAATATCGCCCGTATGCGGCGCAAGGCGGGGGATACCGAAGACCGCATCGCCAGCTTCCAGCAGATGGCGTTCAACAACGTGGTGGACAGCAACGCCGAGGGCAAGGCAACGTTTACGCCTGACCAATGGCAGCAGTTCCGCGACTACATCAAGCAGGCATATGGCATCAATAGCAACGATTACGCGATGGTGAACGACAGCGCCATTCGCGATGCGTGGATGAGCGGTGACATCGGCAAGATGCAGGCTTATGTGGACGCAGACCAGACCGGCATGGCGCAGAATGCGATGATGGCGTTCCGGATGAAATACAACATCGACCCGCAGAGCGTTCCTGACCAGTCCAAGGCGTTTGCCGTCCGTCTTGCACAGGCGCTTGACCGGCAGATGACCTTGCCAACGGATGTTGATACCAACGTCCGCTACCAGCAAACCGACGGCTATATCCGCGCAACCATCGTGCCGGATACCACCCTCACGCAGGATGACAAGAACGCGCTGGCAGACACGCTGTACAACCTGACTGATGCCAACCAGCGCCGCCTGACCGATGCGGAACAAATTGCCAAAAATAACAGCCAACCCGGAGCAGCAACCAATGGCACAAACCCGAACAACCCAAGTCAGCCCGGAGGACAAGGCGCGGCTGCAACAAATGCTCAACCAGTCGCAGGAAGCGGCGCTCAAACTTCAGGACAAACAGCAGGAGCAACAGGCGCAGCAGCCCAAAACGTGGGCAACCCTGCCGCAGGAGCGGCGGGAGGATATAGTGCTGAAAGCGCTGGAAATGGTGCTGCATGGCAAGGAAATCAGCCCGGCGGTGGGCAAAACGCTGCCGCCCAAGCTGCTCAAAATACTGGAGGAGCAGCGCAGTCATCTCAAACTGTCGCGCAACAAGGCGCTCCAGCCCCGGCTGGAAATGCTGGTGTCTCGTCTGCGAGCCAAGGGACTGCTGGACAAGCCGGTCAAACCGTCCAGCCCGCTGGACAGCCTGTCACCGGCGCAGCGCAAACGGCAGGAAGCGGCGGAAGCGCTGGAGCTGCGACGACAGAACGCAATTCAGTACGTGGAAGCCAGCAAGCTGCTACCCAAACGCAGCCTGTAGTAATTATAAGTGATTTAGGCTTTCCGGCTTTGGATTTGCCTTGGAAGGGGTATAGACAAAATCCTGATACGTCAGCCGTAACTTTGCTGGAAGGGACAAGCGAAATCGTAAATAACGCCGGTCGTCTTATTGTTGTTCTCGATATAAACGGCGTGAAAGTGCCATTTTACCGTAGTACTGGACAAGGTGGAAAGAAAGACGTCCCTGCCGGAAAGTGGTATCCGTTTTTAGGATTGGCAAGTGACGGCTATATAAACAAAACCTCTGGGTCATTTTCCTATGAGGGAGATTCTACCTATGGCATATTGGGTTACTACGGCATTCCGGCCTTGCGACAAGCGGCTGAGGCGCTTAATAGCACAATCACTGCCGATAAGGTTAATGCTGCGGAGTCAGCTAAAGTAGGTCCTGTAGGGTTAGAAGATTTACGTAATATCGTTAATCAGACATTTCCTGTAGAACCCACCAAAAACGGAAAGCCGGATACTGTTAAAAAAGTTATTGAAAACATAAATTACCTACGCACCGCATTAGCCGGTACAGAGTTTAATTTAACGCGTCCGGCTCAACCGGAACCTGCCACCACGCAGGCACAGGCGCCGTCTGCCGCACTCGCCCCCCATGCAGACATGGAAGACGTCATGCAGGTGTGGGGTGGCCTTGATACCAACCAGCGCAAGTATTTCAACAACGACCCGAACGAGCTGCTGCGGCTGGTGCAGGCCGAAGAAGGCGAAGGCGCGACGACAAACGCTGCCCGTGGCAAGCGTGGTACTACCCAGTCCGCCATGCGAACCATCGTGCATGCTGTGCGCAACGCGGCAAACGACCCGCGCCGGGCGCTGGAACGGATAGTGCGCGCACAGAAACAGGCGAGCGCCAACAGCGAACACATCGAGGCGTTTGCCCGTTTCCTCGAGACGAAGGACAGCGGCATCGCTGCCGCAAACATCAGCAAACTGGCAAACGCGGCAGCAACCGTTTACGGTCTGCCAGCCAATGGCAACAAGGCGGAGTACGCTGCCAAGCTGCTGCTGGACATCGGCGCGGTGGACGAGGCGATACTGCCTGCCGTGCTTGCCATCAAGATGCGCGACACCAAACTGGTCAATCCTGACACGGGCGAGGTGAAGGAATGGGTGGCAGCTATTCCCGGTGTACTGGACAACTGGAAGAAGAACAACAATATCACCTTGCAGGAAACCCGCCCGCCCGTGCTGGACGACGAGACGCTGCTGGCGGTTGCCACCAACGCCATCAGCCGGTATGCAGGCAAGGAACATCCTGACGTGCAGGCAGCGTTAAGCACCCTGTACAAGCGCATGACGACCCCGGAAGCGCGGAGAAGCATCCGTGCGGCGAATGGCAAGGCGTTGCTGTTGCAGAACCTGCTGGCTGCACGCCGGGCGGGATATGACGTGCAGGAAGCTATTACCAGAGCCACGGAACCCAAAACGTCCGGGCGCGGTACTGACCGCTCGGCGGACGCCTTGCGCTTGCTGGACAACGCGGAGCAGATGTTGCAGGCGCAGGAAACGACTGATGCCGTCCGTGCCGAAAACTGGCTGCGCACTACGCCGGTCGATACCTACCGCCAATGGGTACGCGACTACACCCGCCGCAACTGGGCGAACCTGACCGACACGCTGCGTCCTGCGGAAACTGCCATGCAGCGCAAGGCAACGCGGCTGACGCGCGAAAGCAACTACGAGCAGCGTGTCGTTTACACCGACCTTGTGGCGGACACCATCGCCGACGTCATGCAGGACATGGCGCGCTACGGCGAGCAGTACGCGCTGCCGTTTGTTCGCGCCCGCAGCGGTGTGAACGAACAAACCGGCGCGCCGAACCTGTCGGTTAATGCCGCCAAACAGATTGCCCAAGCTGCGCAGACGGTATCGGACGCCCTCCGGGAAGCATGGCTGCAAGGTACCCTGTCGCCCGCCAGCGCCACGCAGACGGCACGTAACACCAGCCCCGCACCTGCTGCATCACCCGCACAGGAAGAAGCCCCTGTAGCGCCAGAGACGCAGCCACAGGAAGATTTCGAGCTGCGGGAAGACTCGCTGGGCGCGGAACCTGTCACGGAAGAAATGGGAGACCTCTCGGATACTGGCGAGACCGCAGCGCTTGAGGATGTTGCCGAAGGCATCGTTGCTGCTGACGAGGCTGCCCGACCGGCGCAACCTGCCAAACCGCTCAACCGTTTCCAGCGCAAGCAGGCTAACCGGTTCGCCCTCCGTGCAGGCGTAGTGGAAAAGCAGGAAAGCTATGGCTACCAGCCGACAGGCAAGGCGAAGGCGGCGAAGAAGGCGAACGCCAACAAGGCGCGCATTCGTCGCGAGGTGCAGGAAGCAGCGCGCAGACAACAGGAAACGCTGGAAGCTGCAAAGAAACAGCGGGTGAGCGAGATGCGCTCGCTGCTGGGCGCCGCGCTGCGCAACGCGCCGGGAAAACAAACGCAGCGCATTCAGGACATCGCGCGCGAGAATGTACATACTGCGCCGCAGACGGAAGCCGACATTGCGGCAATCGTTGCGACCATCGCAGAGGCGGCGGGTGTGAGCGAAGACATGGCAGCAGACATGGCGGAGGACATCGCGGCGGCTGATGATAGCATTTACGAGCTTGCAGATTTCGGTACGATTGCCATCGAAAATGCCGTGGAAATAATGGGAGAAGAAAATGAAGCCTACGACGAAGCCGCAGACGAGAGCGGAGAGGCTGGTGCAGAAAGTCGCGCAATTGACACCAACCAGCCGGGAGGAAGCACAGAAGACACAAGCGCTGCTGAAAAAGTGGCGCGAGAAGCGCCGCGCCGGGTAATTCGCGCCCGTCGCACCAAGCGGCGCGTAACCCGTCATGGTGGATTTGCCAGTCAGGAAGACGCCTACAACGCGCTTCAGCCGTACCTGTTTCAGCATCCGCAGACGGTGGAGGAGCTGGGTGAGCTGTTGCATGAGGTGGCAGACAATCTCGGCGTGGAAGCCTCCCTTGTGGGCGAATACCTTGCCCGTGAGTGGGGGATGCGCAGTGTGGATGACTTCAGCGACGCCAGCACCATTGATGCGCTGGATATGGTGTACGATGCGCTGAATGATATTTGGGTATATACCGGAGAACAAAATGCAACCCGACAAGTTGAAACTGCAAAACGCCTCACGGGCGCTCGCTCAATTACTGCCGACGGACGACGCCTCACACGACAATCTCAAGAGCCTACTGGCGCGCTGGCAAGAGCGTTACAACCCAACCTCGACGGCGGGGCATATGCGGAAATAACCCGTGCGCCCGCGCCCTTGCGTCTGCTTTCGCCGCCTGTTGCGGAAATCGTCGCTGCTTTTGGCGGGGAAACCTTCAATCTTGCCGACATTATCGAAGCGACAGAAAACCAACGTGGTGACAAGTCGCCGACGCTGGGAGAGCTGGCGCCGGAAGACAACAACGCGCCACGTCCGGTCATAGAGCTGACGATAAATGGCAAAACTCATCGTGGACGTCTGTTCCGCTGGCGCGACCGCAAGGGCGGGAAGAACCGCCGCCATGTGGTGTTTGTCCACGACGGCGACGCTTTCGGCATGAAGGGATGGAATGACAAATGGATTGATTTCGGCAACGCTGTTACCCGCACGCGGGTGGACAGCATCAACGCCAACGACGGCGTGCAGATAACCGTTTTGCCGGAGCAGGAGCAGACACAAACACAGGCTGAACCCGCAACAACGGCGAAGAAAAAACGCGGCAGGCGTGCAGACAGCCAACCGGATTTATTCACACAAGGAGCAGAAAATGCCACAGTTAATAGCGACGAAGTTTCAGCCGGAACGACCAACGAAAGAAGAGAAGACGCCGTGGGGGACGTATCAGCGTTCGATGAGCGACAGGGAGATAGCCGTCAGCAAGATGAAGTCGATGATGAACAGCGGGAGGCAGAAAGTGCTGGGGAGCAAGTTCCCGGACGAACCGTAACAGACGAAGGAGAAAACGCTTCGGATGAAGCATCGCTGGTAGAAGTTCCGCAGGGCATCGACATAACGGCTGAGGACGCAGAGAAAATCAGCCGCGATACCTTGTCGCCCGAAGAAAAGGCTGCGCTGCTTGCGACCAGTACGGAAGGCGTCGGCGACCAAAACGACTTCATTGCGGAAGCGCTTTACAATTATGAAGATGCGCTGGAGGCTTACACCAACGCCAAGGATTCTCCGGCGCTCCGTTCGGCGCTTGCAAAGATGGCAGACCCGAACGCGAAGAAACGCACGCAGTTTCGTGATTCCAGACAGTACGAAGGCTCAGGACAGCAAACGCTGGAGAGCCGCCTGACAGATGACGAGCGCCAGCAGTTGCAGCGGATTGTCGATGAAGTAAACGACAAATTGTCCGATGAAGAAACTGAATACGACAGCGAATCCTTGCTGGCCGACAGCGCTTTTGAGCAATCAGGCGTCTTCAAAAAACTGGAATCTGCCGCGCAGAACTTCCTGAAAAAGGTGTGGCAGGCGCTGCGCAACACCGTCGCTGCCGTCAGCATGGCGCTTGCAGTAACGCTTGGAACAAACGTTGTCATCAGCCAACCGGCAGAAGCGGCAACCAGCATGACCCCTGCTGCCGGTGAAGTGGTGATGAGCAGCGCTGCCAAGGCGACGCTCGACCACGTCAACGAGACCTCCGACAACGGCGGGCGTCCGTTCATTATCGCCGACAAAAAGGCAGGCAAACTGTACTTGATGAACGCGGAGGGTAAGGTGGTGGATACTGCCCCTGCCCTGTTCGGCAAGGATTCGTCCGATGCCGCCCGCACCGACCGGGCGACAGGTGCAGGCAAATATGACCTGACCTACAACCGCGACCAACGTCTGCCTTCAGGTTACGAGGGCAGCGTGCAGTCGTTCGACACCGGCACAAACGGCGAGACGTTTGCCATCCACCGCGTCATCGACATCAAGGGCGAGAACCGCAGTGGGCGGCTGGCAAGCGCCACCGCACGCGACAACCGCATCACCCACGGCTGCATCAATGTCCCGGCAGAATTCTACAACAAGCACCTCGACGGCGAGCTGGGGGCTGTGCTGTATGTGCTGCCTGAAACCGCCAACTGGCAGGGCAGCCTGTACCAGCCGACGGCGCGACAAGCCATGCAGGGCGCGCCTGCTGCAAGCCTGCAATCGGTGCAGACCCCCGGCGGCGTGATGACCCGTGAGCAGGTTGAGGCAATTGTCGCCGCCCAAACCTACAACCCGCAGGCGCACGTCGCACCCGCACAGGACAACGCCAACAGCCGTGGCGTGGAGCTTACACCTGCCGAGTGGGTGGAAGCGCTTGCCAACCAGCCTGCCATAACCCGCCAACCGGCTGTGGCGACTGCGCCTGCGCGCGTGCGCGGGACGGAATACACCGGGCAGGTGGCGTTTATCGACCCGGTGGTTGTCGGTGGCGTGTCCAGCAACCTGATGGAAGTGCCGTTTAACCAGCACACCCCGGCGGAATTGCAGGCAAGTGGCGTGTGGGACACCCAGCCGGTAACGGTTCGCGCCAGCGACGGTACGGGATTGTCCGACACGGCGATATGGCTTGCTGCCGCGTTCGCCGGTGGCGGCTACATGGTGCATCGCCGCGCTTCCAGAAAGCGCGGCTTGCGCCGGGAAGCCCGCAAAGCACGCGAGGAAGCCAAGCGCGCCGCGCTGGAGGCAGAAAACCTTGAAGCCAGCCAAGAGGCTGCCGACGAGGCTGCAAGCCCTGTCGCGCCCGTACAGACGCAGGAAGTGGCACAGGAGCAGGTGCAGGAGAACCACAACGACGCGGCAGAAGCTGCACGCGAGGCAGGCACGCACAACCCGGCGCCGACCAACTTGCAGGCTGCACCGCAGAACATCGAAGGGGTGTTTACCGACCGGGAGCAATGGATTGAGTCCCTTGCCCGCCGCTGGGCGAAAGACCCGCAGCAGTACCAGCAGTTGCTGGAGATGATGGCGACGTTCGATTACCGCTTGGGCGAGGTGCTGTCTGACCGTGCGTATGAGCAGGTCGCGCGCGGAGATTTCAGCAACCGCCGCCGCTGGACGGGAGACCAAACGGACGAAGAACGCCTTGGCTGGCGCCAGTGGTTCATGAACATGGCAGGCGGGGCGACGATTGCTTTCGACAATATGCTGCACAAGCTGGGCAGCGCCGCGCTCGGTTACGAGGCGGACAGCGCCATCGCCACGCAGGCGCTGGCACAGGTGCGGTCAAAGTCTTCAGGCGCGTATGCCCGCATTCACAAGTTCTACATCGCGCCTCTTACCCGCAAGACGGAAATGCTTGCACAGCAATTGCGCCGTGGGCGGGGCGAGGTGGAGACCGACACCGGACGGCTGAAGACGGTACTGCACATCCTCAACGAGGGTGCCAAACACCAATGGGCGCAATCGCAGGCTTACATCGACGCGCTTCAGGAACAGTTGCTGAACACACACGAGAATATTGCCAAACTCGCCGCCGGTGAGCCGGTTCGTCCTGCATGGGAAGAAACAGCACGCAAGCTGCAAAAGGAAATCGACGAACGCATCGAACGGCTGGCGCGGGCGCAGGCGATGTTCGAGGGGCGTGAGGCGTGGGACAAGACGACGCCGCTTCCGGGCGGATTCACCCGCGCGCGGCTGGAAGAAGTGCGCGACGAAATTCAACAGAAGTACGGCGAGAACTACCAGCTTGTTGCAGACCACGCGCAGGAGCTGGCGGAAGCCATAAAAGGCATCCGCAACATGGCGGCTGCCGCAGGGGTTATCACCACGGCAGAGCTTGAGCTGTACAACCGCATCGGCTTCAAGGAGTATGTGCCGCTGTATGCCCCGCAGGAAGACCCTCGCATCGTGGACGAAGACCTTGCGCAGGTGCGGACGTCGCTGATGGACCGCATCATGGAAGGCCTGCCGGTGCAGCAGGCACGCAGCGCCGGGTTGATGCGTGACCTGTCGCAGTTCGCCCGTGAAGGCTCAACGGTTGAGGCGGAAGACGCCTACACCAACATGAAGGTGTTTGCCATGAACATGGCAGGCCGCATCGGCCAGCAGCCGTGGTTGCAAGCGGTGCAGCAGTTGCATGAAGGCACCATTGGCAAGCCGTACTCCGTGGCGGGCAACCTGTCGCCGGAAGAGCTTGAGGCAATCAACAAGGACGTCGAGGGCAAACTGCCGGGACTGATTCGTGTGCGTCCGGGGCGGGAAGATTACCTGCCGCGTGAAATCAAAACAAAGATTACCCGTGACGGTACCCGCATCCGCCCCATCCGCGCCAAGGGCATCAACCAGTTCGGTGAGGTGGTGGATTACCACTACTATTTCACCGACCGCGCCATTCAGAACGAGGTGTATCACAACTCGGACGTGAGTGAATCAACCATGATGCAGTTCCTGCGTGGTGCAGGCACCATCACCCGGTTTGCCGCCCGCATGATGACAACCTTCAAGCCGGTGTGGAACGCCTACAACTGGGTGCGCGATTCGTTCGAGCGCATCTCCATCATGCTGATGCGCCCGGTCAAGGACATGAACGGCAACATGGTCGGCAAGTGGACGCTGGCTGGGCATTACTTCCGCCATCTCGCCCGCCTCGGTGCGAGCATCGACGCGCAGAACGAGATTTATCGCTATCTCGCACAGGGCGAAGTGGTGACGGAGCTGCAACGCACGCTGGACGAAGCCGTGGCGGCGGGCGCCATCAACCTGATGACAACCCAAACCGACAAGCACTCCATCATGAGCGAGCTGAAGAAGTCGCACATCGACCGGCTGGCGGAGAGCGTGTCCCGCTCGCTCGGCGCAGGCGCGAACAAAATTGGTGCCGGGCGTGTCAAGCAGGCATGGACTGACGCGCTGGAGTTTTATGTGCTGCGCCTGACCGAAGTGCCGCAGGTGACGACCGCGCTTGCATCCTACATGGCTTACAAGGACGCGGGTGTGAACCAGCACGAGACGGCAAACCGTGTGCGCGACCAGTTCGACCCGATGCGCAGCCGCAACGAGGTGGTACGCAACCTGACCACGCTGTATCCGTTCGTGCGCTCCACCCTGTCAGGGCATTACAACCTGATGCGGACTTTGAGCGAATACTGGCAGCCGGGCGAACGGCTGGGAACGGCGATGTATCTTGCAGGCGGCATCGCCGGGATGCTGACGATAATGGCGCTTGCTGCCGGAATGCTCGGCGATGACGATGACGGTGTGCCGATAGTGGCGCGCCTGCCAGCCGCCATGCTGATGAACGGTGTGCCGCTCAAAACGCCTTTCGGTGGTGTGTGGAGCGCACCTGTCGGCTTCGGCCTGCCCAAACTGCTGTGGGGTACGGCTGCCAACCTGTACAAGGTGATGCACGGTCAGGCTTCGGGTACGGATATGTTCCGCAGCATGGTCGGGCTGGTGGTGGACAACACCTCGCCCATCAACACGGCATCCGGTGCGGCGTTTGACGAAAACCCCGTGGGTGCGTCCGTCCTCTCCATCGCCCCTCTTGCGGCCATCCCGCTGGTGGAACTCGCCACCAACACCAAGAGCTATACCGGCGGCAAGATTTACAACCGCGACACGCCGAAGGGCGAATACGATTCCGAACAGGACAACTTCACCGTGCCGGAAGCCTACAAGGGGCTTGCCAAGTGGATGAGGCACGAACTTGGCATCGACCCGCGCCCGGAAACGCTCAGGCACCTCATCGAGACGTTCAGCTACGGCCCGCTCAAGGCAATCCCGCAGTCGCTGCTCAACGACAAGGGCGAAAAGACCCTTGGCGCGCAGGCGACGAAGGGCGAGCTGGCAGGCGCGTGGGTCACGGCGCTGGGTGCGGACATGGCGTGGTCGCCCAACGCGCTCAACGACGAAAACCGCGCACGGCAGATGGTGGAAGAGCAATACCCGGTCGTCATGCAGTACGGTGTTACGCTCAACGCTCACGGTGATGCCGCTGCGCAGAAGAAGCAGTACGGCATCTCCGGCAAGTCGCACTACCAAAAGGCGGAGCTGGTGCGGGCGAAGCTACTTGCCGCAGGTGCGCCACCCGCCGATGCGCAGTTTGTGTACGACACGCAGGTTTACGAAAAGGATATGCAGGACGCGCGTGACGAGCTGAAGACGGCCGCGATGGAATACATGGCGCTGCGCAAGGAAGGGCGAGACGACGCCCAGTTGCGCCAGCGTGTGGCAAATGCCAACACGAAGATGCAAAATATCACCCAAACTTACCTGAGGAAGCAAAACCGCCATGCGTTTGAACTGCAATCCGTTTACTGATGGTCGCTCCCGCTGCCGCGTACCGCTTATCGAAATTTGCCCGGCAACCAGCCAAATCCGGCTTGACCTGTCGTTGTGTGACCCGTGTTCCCCGTCCACCCTTGCGTTGCTCATCCGCAAGGGTGGATGTGCGGAGCGCCAGTTTGTGTGCGAGCAACCTGAACCTGTGCCGTGTGGGTGCTGTCCGCAACTGCCGCCTCGCCCGCGCTGGGTGGAAGTGCTGCGCCCGTTTGTGATTTATCCACTGCACGAGGTGGACTGCAACGGACTTGCCGTGTTCGTGCTGGACGAGGCGATGGAAACTCTTGGTGCAGGACGGCTGGAAGCTGTCGTGTTGCTGGCGGTGGACGACACCTCACCTGCCGCCCGCTACGAGGCAGACGGCGTATGGTACGGCGAGACGGACGTCCGGCTGGACGTGGACTACCGACCCTACGCTTTGACCCTCGCAGGCGCTGACACGCGCAACTACGCGGCGGAAAGGGGGTGCTAGATGTATGTGCCACTCTACGGGTTTCAGGCAGACTTGACCGAAACACTTGCCCGCGACGGGCGCAACTTGCCGGTTGGCAAGAAGGCGTACAATCATCTGCTTTCTCGCCTTGCCGACGGCGACTGGTCGTATCTTGAGCTGCGGCAGGGGCGCGTATCGGAAGTGGTGCGTGCCGAAAACGTCTGCGGGCGCATCGTACTGTCGCGCGGACAAGCCTGTACGCAGGTGAATTGCCATCAGTGCGGGACGCCGGTGTTTTTCATCATGACCGAGCAGGGCGTAAAAGACGCCGTATGCCAAATGACCGACAACGATTGCAACAAGGGAGACTGTCCATGAGTGGTAAATATAAGGGCTTTGAAGGTTTTAATTCCGACCTGACCGACAAGCTGGACAAATCGGACACCGACCTGCCCATCCACGAACAGCACCTTGCCGTACTGCGCGGACGGCTTGCAGAAGACGGCGATTACACCTACCTGACGCTCAACGACGGCACGCAGCTTGAAGTGGTACGCGTAGCCAACCACGGCGGCTTTCTCAAGCTCACGCGCGGGCTGGAGGAAACGAACGCCGCCAGCTTTCCCGTCGGCACTTGCGTCAGATGGGAGCTGACACCGGCTGCCGTGCGCGATATAGTCTGCCAAATGGAGTGCTGTCCATGAGCGCTGTCTTTTCCAAACTGGTAACGTGCATCCTGATGCTGGTCTTTGGCGTGCTTTTTGCATTCCATCAAATGCCCGATTACTACCACATGGCGCCAAACGATTCCTACCGCTGGGCGGTAACACTTTTGGCGTTGTCATTTGCCCAGTCGATGATGACGGTGGCAGCGATTGCAGGCTGCAATCGCTGCCGGGTGTGGAGCGACTTCCTTTTGCAGGTCACGGGCTTGGTGTTTATAATCCTTGGCGGTTTGTTCAGTGCGACCTACCCGCCTTTCTCGTGGGCGATGTGGGTCTTTCCGCTGGCAGGTATTCTCTGCCTGACAACCGGTCGTGATTTCAGCCGGTACTCAAGAAACAAACTGATGGAAGAAAGCAGGGATGGTTAATGCACGATTTTTTTACCACACACACCAATATGGTTGCAGGCATCGGTACGGCGCTGTTTGCTGTGCTGGTCGGTACACGCTGGAGCGAAATCGGTTTCAGGGATTACCTCATTATCGTGGTACTCGCCCTGCTTGCAACAGCCTTTGCCGTCGAGCGCTGGATGAGTAACGCCACACCCGTCACCTGCGCGCTCACCGGCTTTGCCGTTGGCTACCTCGCCGATGACGTGTATATCAACATCAACGCCACCCTGCCGGACTTCATCAAGCAGGTGGTTGGTGAAGGAATGCAATGGCTTCACAACAAGATACGCGCCATGCTGGGGCTTGAGCCGAAGGATGATGACGAAGACGATTAAGCCCTCCATGCAGAGGGCTTTTTGATTTATTCACCTTCTACAGGCTGTTCGACAAGTGGCAAGACGTCTTTCTTCCAAACAATTTGCAGGCGCATCTTGCCACCATGTGCAGGCGTTACTTCCGTTATCCGCCCGTATTTTTGTCCTTCTTCAGTCAGCTCCCACTTGCCTGTTGCGTGATTTTTAATTTGCAAACCAGCTGCAGCCAGCCGGATATTTACCTTTGCCGGTTTTACCGTTGGTTCAAGCATTTCGCCAAGCTCGGTCGGAATATACCAGTTGCTTTGTGTTTCAGAAAGCAGGTGGGTTTGTCCGGTAAGCTCAAGCAGGTTGATGCCGGACGTACGGATAATTGCCCCGTTTGCACCGATGGCAGCCGCGCTACGGTCAAGCTCCATCGCGCGGAGCATGGAATAAAGGGCTTGAAAGTCGGCAGCAGGGGCGGAGAGAATGCCTGTGACAGGTGGGGTTTTGCTGATGTCGGGTTTGGTGGTCATTTGGTCAAACGCACGAATCACACGAAGATTAAACGCCGGGCTTATCCACATCGCATAAGCATAGACAAGCTCCTTGCAGACGTATGTTCCTCCGCCGTTGCCATTTATCACACGAACAGCGGTCTGCATTTCTGTAGAGCGCTTGTTTTCATTAATAATTTCTTCAACCAAGGCTTTGGTTGAATCTAATCGCATGAACAGGGATGGCTGATGTTTGTCTTCACTGCCCGACGCTTTGTGCAAGTCGTTGAGCGAGTAAAGCCCGTCGGTCAGATGGATAACGTTGCCTGATATAATCAAATCTTTCATAAACACTCCTAACTAGGGGCGGCAGGGCGGTAGCATAGCGGGTTAGGAGTTCCGCTCACCCTGCCATAACCGTTTTTACTTTGCCCATGCTACTGGACGCAGGTATTATAATCGAAAAACCGGAGGATAACATGACCAACTACAAAAACTGGCTGCTGCTTGCAGGCGTGCTCGCTCTGCTGTGGGTCGGCTACGACGCAGGAAAACACACCGGGCGCGACGAGATGCAGGCACGTGTACGCGACGCCGAAGAACAACTTGCAACAAGCAAGCGCCTCGCGCAGGAAGCGGCAGATGCCCACGCCAAGCAGATGAGTGAGGCGAGCCGTCTGTACCAGCAGGCGAAGGCGGAAGCTGAAGAAAAGCAGCGCGAGCGGATTGTGCGGGTGGAGAAAATTGTGGAGAAGCCCGTTTACCGCAACGACTGCATCGACAATGCGGGGCTGGATGAAATAAACAGAGTAATTAAAAACCCCCGGTGAGTCGGGGGTTTTGGTTATTCTTCAGGCAGTTCAAACTTTGGTGCCGTAGTGTCAAGCATTTCAAAAAAGTGGTCTTTGTCTTTGGCGAGTTTCAGCAACCCGCACACCAACCTCATGTGTTCTCGTAACGCAGATACTCCCCGGTCTCCGCTAAGTGATTGGTGCATCTTGCCTGTTTTCTCATGTTTTTTGGCTTCGGCTTTTAGTGCCGGGCGCAAGCCGGGGGCAATGCGGTCGTAGATTATGTTATTGGTAAGCGTACCGAAGAAAGATGGAAATTTCGTGTCACCTTTCTTCGGTGGAAAAGGCAGGTCGTAGAGCTTGCACAATCCTTGATAATAATCTTGCGGGAAGGTCTTGACCCACGGGCGCAACTCTTTGGCAATAAAAGTTTCCAGTATTTCTGCCAGTGCATCGGCTTTACGTTGATACTGGAAGCCGGTAGCTTCATCAACAAGCGCAATAACACCAACGGTTGCGATTGCCCGCATAATTATCTCTGCTTGCGCAGCAGTCGTTTTTTGGTTTTCCGAATCAATGACACAAGCATCGCGTGCTTGCAAGTAAAGCTCGCAGACGTTAGGGACAATGCGGGCGTCGTAGCCTTCATAAACTGCCCCGTCCAATCCTACGAACATTACTTTTTTCATGTATTCCCGAAGCGTATCGTTGATAAAAGGTTGCAAGTTTTTTGCATCCATAAACGCAGGTACTCCCTCGATGCGGGCGTTACCGCGCGGGTCACGGCGCAGTGCTTTGAACACACCATTATGCGAGATAATGCGCTGGTTGTTTTCCAGTACCGCAGCGGGGACTTCTATACCACCCAAATTAAGGTTGCCCTCAAACAAGGCTTTAGGCAATAATGCCTTCTCCCGTTTCGCCTCAACCATTTTTTGTGCGAGCGCTGCACGGGATGGTTTTTTATGTTTACTCATATTTAACCTCTTTAACTAAGTTACAACGGCTATTGTAGTAGCCATTATAAATAATACATATACTTTAGCGGTAAAACAAGACACAACATCTAAAATTTTTTATTTGGGATTTGTGTGTAAAAAATTACATTTATATTCAATGTGTTATACGCAAATAAAAAATTAAACCCGCCAAATACCGCCACCCATGACCTCGGTTAAAAATCAATGGCTTACAAAACAACAAGATTTTTTAATAGCAATGTTCAGTTTTTCAGGAGGTGAAAAATGAACGAACTGAAGTGGATTGCCGAAGGACGCAAGCTCATCGGCACAGACGAAAATGTAAACACCAGCCGCGTTATCGAAATGTGGCGCGACAGCTTTGAGGCTGCCGGGCAGGCCGCACGAATGAAAGAATCCGTGTGGAATCAAGCAGCTACGCCGTGGTGTGGCTCGTTTGTTGCCGCCTGCCTCGCCCGTGCAGGCGTCGGCAAGCACATCCCGAAAGATTTTCCGATGGCGCGCGTGTGGGCGCGTGCAGGTGCATCCCTCGCCAAGCCCGCCTACGGTTGCGTCGTGGTCTTTACCCGCACAGGCGGAGGTCATGTGGGTTTTGTCGTCGGCAAGGATGCAAACGGCAACCTGATGGTACTGGGCGGCAACCAGTCCAACCGGGTCTGCGTCAAGCCGTTTCCCAAGTCGCGCGTGCTGGCATATCGCTGGTGCGGAGAAACATCAGCCCCCGCCGAAGGTCGCTACGACCTGCCGCTACTGGCATCGGACGGCAAGGTGAGTACGGATGAAGCATAAAGAAAGCCCCCGGTAACTCTGGGGGCTTTTTTGTCAGATGGTGTCGTCTCGTGGTATTTCCGGTGACACATTTGAGTTCAACCGTGGACGGGTGCGGTCAAGCAACTCATAAAACTGCTCTTTGGTGTCGGATAATTCCATGAGTGTTACCACGACTGCAAGGTGTGACTGTAACTGTGTTATCCCGTGTTGTTCGGACAAAGCCTGATGCAGTTTGACCTTGGTGTCGCCCTTGATGGTTTTTAGCGCTTCTACAAGGTCAGGTGCCAGTCGGTCGTAAACAATATCCAACGTGCGCCCGGCGAAGAATAACGGGCGTTTACCTGTTTCTCCGTCTTTCGGCAGCTTCACTTTATACAGGCGGGCAAGCTGTTGGTAAAACGCCAACGGAAACTGCGCGGTATATTCCCGCAGGTTTCGGTCAAGGAGCTTGTTCAGGATGGCTGCAAGCTCACCTCGTGCCCGTTCCTCCTGAAAACCCGTCGCATCATCAACCAGCCCGGCAAGTGCTACACCAACAAGGGCATCACGCAAAGCTGCAGCACGAATCGCACGCTGTTGTTGAGCTTCGGTCAATCCTTCCTTTCCAAGCAGCGATGCCCACATCTTGCAAGCCTCGCCAAAGACCAACACATTGTAACTCTCTACTTCCTTCCCGCCGTCCAGATAAGTAATTTTTTGAAAAAGGGCCGATTCATGTTTTACTTTAGAAAACAAATGGTTAATGACCTTATCAGCCAAAAAAACAGGTGTTTGGGCCGAACCTTCAGAAAGTTCTTTATTTTTCAATCTTTTAGCCGCACCTGTTACCGCAGAACCGCTTCCATATATGGCTGTCAGAATGCCGTACTCGGTAACAACCCGTGTTTTTTCTTTTGTCACCGGGTCTTCTATTACGGCACAGGGTATTTTTACACTCCCCAAGACAAGCGGGTCTCTTTTGCGATATACTCTCGGAAGCAACGCTTTGCGCCGTTTCGCCTCGGTCATCATCGCTGCGTGCGCCTTGCGTTGCTCAGGTGTCCGACGGGACTGGGTGATTTTTCCACCGACTGTTTTTTCGGTCATTTGAAACTCCTTATGGTAAAACAAAAAGCGCAGACTAACCTCTGCGCTTCTAGTATAACAAGGACTACAAAATGAACAAGCTATTTTGTTTGGCTATGCTTACTCTAACCGCCTGCACCCGTGTTACCGTTCCATACCTTGCCCACGAACCGCCTGCCGACCTGACCCAGCCCTGCCCGGCGCTGCAACCGCTTGCAGGCATGACTGGTGCTGACATGACTCGCTGGATAATTGAGACCGCTCATTTGTACGCCGACTGCAAGGCACGGCATGAAGCGCTGGTTGAGGCGACGCGGGTGCAGGGCGAGACAACAAGGTATAAGTGGAAGTAGGGTATTGAGGTTTTATGTTATTCGGACAAGAGACAAGACCAGTCACAGATTTTCTGCCACGCATCCGCGCGCACGTTGAGGGCGCAGACGAGGAGATGCTGCAAGTGCTGGCGATGGATGCAATCATCCAGTTTGTGCGCGACAGTCAGATTCTCTCGGAAATCGTTTGCGCGACGGTTGAACCGTGCATTGACAGCTACAAGCTGCACACCCGGCTTCGCCCCTACGAGGTGCTGGCGCTGCGGATATTTCAGTACGGGCGGCAGATTTCCTTTCACGACTTCCCGGCATGGGTGGAGCGGGATTTCAAAACGCTCTACATCGACCAGCAGGTGTGCCAGCCGGGGATGCAGATTGAAGTAGAGTTGTCTGTTGTGCCGGAGCGTGACAGCGACGAAGTGCCAGCAGTCATTTATGAAGACTGGGTTGAGCCGGTAGTTGCCTACGCCCTTGCGCGGCTTTACCGGCAAGTGGAGAACCAGTGGTACAACAACCCGGCGGCAGAAGAACAGTTGCGTATTTATCAGGAGTTCGTCAGAAAGGCGAACATCAACCGGGTGACGAAAAACAAGCCATTGCAGATGCGCCTTGCAGCGCGGCGTGGTTTGTGACCCATAAAACGCAAAAAATGAGCCACAAAATAATTTGTGGCTCATTTCGTATGCACAACCTTATACCTCACGGGCAGAGGTCGCCTCCCGTACGGCTTTCGCCCACTTGATATGCGGCACGAAACGGGCAGGAACCTCTACGGTTTCTCCCGTGGTCGGGTTGCGGGCGATGCGGCTTTCGCGCCGTACCGCGCCAATCTTGCCGAAGTAGTGCAGCTCAACCGTGGTGCCTTTGGCAAGGCTTTCCTTGATGACTTCCAGCATCTCGCCAATCACCTGCTCGGCTACCTTTTTGGTAACGCCCGTGCGTTCGGCAATGATGCCTGCAACGTCTGACTTGCGCAGGAAATGCTCCTGCTTCTGTTCGTTTTTCATGGATAACTCCTTAGTTTATGGACAGGTCTTCCCGTTCGGATTCTTCCGGTATCGGGACGTTCACAACGACACACGCGATGGTGCCGTTGCCTCGCGCGACGGTTTCCCGCGCAAGTTCGATTTTCGCCTCTTTGGCGTTGTATTTCTTCCGCAGCATCCGCATGAAGTCGGAATACACATATCCGTTCTCTTTGCACCACAGGCGCAGGGCTTTTGCCGATATGACCGCACGCTGCTCCAGCCGCTCGTACCTGACGGTAATCTCGCGTCCGTTGGGCATCTTGCGCACATAATTAACGTCGTTGAGGTACCCCTTCGTCGGTACGTCGGGCATCTCCGGCGGACGATGAGTAGATTCGACCACAAGGCGGTTTGGTTCGTGTTCGGACAGGAACTGCTCCAGCAGGGTGCTTTGGTCCACGACGTGCAGGCCGAGGTTGTAGTGGTTGGCTGCAATCAGGTCAGTCAGGTAAAGGTACAGCCGGTCAAGGTCGTAATCCACCAGCCCAAGCTCCTTGGCGATGGTGATGCCGACCATCATGCGTGTCGCCATGTACGTCCAGAACCGGTACTGCGCCGTCATGCCCGTATCCTGCCGTACCCGCTTTTCCATTTGGTACAGCCGCTCCTCCACTTCCTCCATGTGTGTCGTCAGGTAGCGGATAAACAGCTCGCCCGCCATGCCATAGTGCTTCGGCAGCTTGCGAATCAGCCGCTCGCTGGCTTCAAAATCCTCGCCCTGCATCAGGCTCGAGATGGGCGTTACCTTCACCTCCAGCACCCGGCTCATCTGCGCGCTGGCGTCCTTGCTGTGGTTGGCGAGGTTGGCAATCATGCTGTCGTTGGCACTCATGACTGGCAGGCATGACCAATAGGTGGAGTTGAGCTGCAACATCTCGCCACCCTGTGCCATCTTGTCCTTACCCCGCCCTTGCGTGATTTGGTAGCACAGTTCGGACGCCTCGCTGGGTATCAGATTGGTCATCTCGTCAAAGCCTGTGGCGATGCTGTTCATGATACCCAGCTTGGCAAGCCGGGCGATGTAAGTATCGTCCTTGTTAATCATCAGACCGGTACGCGGCGACGGGTCGCCGAAGACGCTCACACCCAGCGAGAGCGCCGCCGACTTGCCCGCACCCATCTCGCCGGTCAGAAACATCAGCGCGGCGGATTCTGCCGCGCCCATACTCATTAGCGGCGAAGCAAAGGCGGCTGCCAGCGTCAGTTGCCCCCACTCAAGCCCTTCGCGGTTATAGACGTTTGCAATCTGCTTCCACACTTCCAGTTCACCACGAGGGACAGTCAAACGACTCATGCGTGCCGCCTTTCCCTTCGGTGCAATCTCCACTACCTGCCCACTGGTCTTGTACAATCTGTTGCCCAGCAGGAAGTGCGTGTGGTGTTCGTCCCAGCCCAACTGGTCGCTCACCGTGGTTTCCTCAAGTGTGGATTCGGTTTGTTTCAGAAGGTCAATCAGCATGGATGCCATCCATTTTCGTTCTTTCTCCTGCAACAGGAAGCCGACCGCGCCCAAGTGCGCACCCAACCCTGTTCCCATCAGCGTCTCACCGGAAATCTCGATGTCATCCCAGCCACCCAAACGGTGTTTACGGAAGATGTAGCTTAACTGCAACTCACCCTTAGGATTCATGCCGCGCACACGCTGCACCGGGTAAACCGGGTACTCGTAAACCTGTTGCCAGTATTTGTCGCCGTTGCGGTCAGGGATAAAGACAAAACACCCCGTGGCATCCACCCGCGAAAACTTTGTCTGAATCGAAGGTATTTGCGGCATCTCCGGCTCGCTCGCGGCTTCCGGTTCGTCTTCCATATCATCGGCGGGGGTAGCGGCTTCCGTCGCCACAGCGGGCTTCTCCTGCGTTTTTTCCTTCTCGTACTGCTTGCGCAACAGGGGAACGTCCGGTATGGCGATGGGCGAGTTGATTCTGCCTGCAAACACACAGCCCGCACACGCCTCCGGGCGGTATTTGGCAAACGTCTCGCAGCGCATGGGCGGCATATCGTTTGCTTCCAGCCACGCAAATTTTTCGTCGATGCTGTATTCCGTGTTCCACTTGGGGCTGGTGCAAAGACGTTCGGCCATCTCGCGCCCGCCCTTGCAGTGACGCAGAACGGAAAGCGCTGCGCGCCACTCCGGCTCGCGCCCGTCGTTCATGGTGCGAATCTGCCTGCATCCGGCAACGACCACTTCGGCGTCCTTTTCCGGGTACACCTCCGGCGCTGCCTGAAACCAGTCCATCAGGTTTGCAGGTGCTTCAATCTTGCCGATGTAGCTTGGCAGGGTGTCCGGGTTGATGGTGGGTAGTGCCAGCGGCTGCGGCTTGCTGGTCGCAGGCTTCAGCGGTTCGTACTTGCCCAGTAGCGTCTTGTAAAAGGCGTTGCTGCGGGCTTCTCCCGCCACGCGTACTTCCACAAGGTCGGCGTGGTCGCCCGCGATATAACCCTTCATGTTCCATGTGCCGGGCAGGCGCAGGATGCGGACAACATCCGTGGTTGGCATCGGGTCGGCTTTCAGTCCGTGTTGTGCGCACGCCGCCTGCAAGCGGCTGGCGAGGTAAAACCAGTCGCCTGCTTCCACCTCGTCCGTGAGTGTCCAGTAAACGTGCAGTCCGTTGCGCCCGGAGTTCACCACCCACGGGCAGGGCATACCGGCATCCTTGCAGAACGCCAGCAGGGCGGTGAGCGCTTCCTTGCGGTTGGTGTAGGGCTTGCCGCTACCTGCGTCGATGTCCAGCCACAGGCTGCGCACGGCACGCACGTTTGTCCGTACCCGCAGTTGCTGTTTCTCGCCAGCGGGTGTCTGCACCGTGTGCCAACCTTGGCGGAAAGCAGCGGGTGCAAACCATACATCCTTGGGCTGGTTGTAGCACTCGCCGGAGATACGCACGAGGTCTTCCACAAAACCGCAAGCATCCTGCTTCATGCCGCTTTTGCCATCGTCGCGTTTCTGCAAGCCACCGTCGTCGGAGCGAGCGACAACGTAAATGCCGTGTTCTGGAAGCACGGCACGGAGGAAAGCGGAAACGGTCGGCGCGGTCATGGGGAAGCCTTGTGTGTTATTTCTTGTTCAGGTGTTCGCTGACGATTCCCAGCACCCGGTCGGAGCGCAGATGATAGCTCATTTCCGGTGGCACCGGGAGCGCGCCCTTGTCCACCAGCGTGTTCAGCACACGGGTTATCAGCACAAGGCGCCTGGCGATGTTCGGGTTGCGGATGGAGCGCTCGTAGCGCAGGTATTTGTCCAGCGTGATATAGGGGATGTTCGCCAGCTTGCACACGACCGGACGGCGAATGTCCGCCCGGTTCATGGCATGGTGCAGGTCGTCGATAACAGTTTGGTATTTCATGGGAAGTATTGCCATCCGCGTTAAGTCGGATGGGAAGTAGCGGCACGTCCCTGTGCCATTCGGGTCAGAGAACACCCATCTCGTCCTGTGCCGGAGAAACAGGCGTCTGGCTGCCAGCCCATGTAGGCTGTTGAACTTGCGGTTGTGGTGTAGTGGCAGCGGCTTGTTGCTGGTTGTCCTTGCCGGGGATGAACTCGTATTCCACCTTCATCATGTTTTCCACCGTGCCATCTGAAAGTGCCTGCATCATCACCTCAAGCGAGGCTGCATCGGCGAAGCGCAAGTCGAACACTCCCGGTGTCTTGGCGTTGTACAGGCTGAAGGCGACGCCGCCGCCCATCGGTTTGCTGTCGATGGAAAGCTGCACGCAAATCATCGGTGGCAACAGCCCCGGCTGCATCTTGCACAACTGGTTCAGCGTTGGCAGCAGTTGAGAGAAGTTGGCGGTGTGCGCACGGTCATTGCCCGTCTTGCGCAGCGAGTTGTAACCGATGTCCCATGAGTAGAGTTTGTGGGACGGGTCGCCTGCCAGCATGACGACTGCGCGTTGGCTAACTTTCTTCTGCACGAACGGCGCCAGGATGGGCGCGTCGTAAGGCTCGTTCGGGTCGGGGTAGCAGGATTTTGTCTGCACCTGCTCGCCTTCTTTCATCTCATCGAATTTCTTGGCGTAGAACGTGTAGTGAATATGCGGGTCAATGGCGACAAGAAACACGTCCAGCGTGAGTGCTTCCAGTGTGGTATCGTTTCCGTTATCTTGCAGGACAAAGCGCCCGTTCTTGGTTTTCAGCACCGGGTAGCTGAAAGTTACGTTTTGTTCGGCCTGTTGCCATTGCGCTGCCAGCTTGGCGGCAATGTCTGCTGGCAGATTTATGCTTGGCAGGTTTGCTGCGTTAAAAGTTGCGACTTGGTTTGTCATGGATTACTCCGTGGGTTTGGTTGAAGAAAGGATTTTTGCAGGCTTGCGCGGGGAAGCCAGCTTGATTTCGGTAAAGTGGTTGAACGGGCTAGCTGGCAGGATGTCGGCATCCTTGGCATAGGCTTGCTGACTTTTCAGCACATCTGCATGGGTGAGCATACCTGTCTCGATGGCGTCCTGCTGTTCTTTCACCAGCTTGACGCTGACCAGCCCGGCGTTCATGAGGACGCCCCAGTTATGGTTGCAAGCCTTTTCCTCTATAGCCAGCACACCGCCCTCAACGAGGCGCGCCTGTTGCAGATAGAGGATTGCCTGCGTGTCGATGATGCCGTTCTTGATGAGCGCCAGCAGCCACTCGTCTGCAACTGCCCGGCCACCCTGCTCGTCAGACGGGAAATTGACCTTGGTGCTGGTGCGGCGGCTGAAGGTGCCGAGGTCGGCAAAGGCAAAGTGCTTCATGCCGGTGGCGTCCAGTCGTGCAATCATCTGCATCTCGGCAACGGCTTTCGCCTCTTTCAGCATCCGTTCGGCTTCCGCCACCTTGCTTAATTGTTCGTTAACGCGTAGAATGAACTCCGCACATTTCTTGTCGTCTTCGTATATCTCGGACGGGATTTCCAGTTGTCTCGCCATACGTTGCTCCTGTTGCTTGAATGTGTATAAGTGTAAGGCTTGATACTGCTTGGTGTCAAGCCTTTTTTATCACTTGCGGGATAAAATGTCGCGGGTAAACAGATTGACGATGTTCCGCTCGATGTTCACACCGTCTTCCAACGCCTTGAACGCCAGCCGGTCTTGCTTGCCCGCCGACAGGTGAACCACAAAGGTTTCGCTCGCCGTCTGCCTCGCGCTGGACAGACGCTCAAACATTTGCTGGTACATGAACGCACCCGTCAGCGGTACGCCGTAGCAGATGATGTAGTCGGCGCTTGCCAGTTCTACACCAAAGGCGGTTGTGCGCGGATGGCACACCAGCACATGAGGCTTGCGTTCGTCCAGAAAATCCCGAAGGATTTTCGCCCGTGTCAGCCCGGTGACGGAGCCGTCGATTTTCTCGCAGGAAAATCCTTCGCTCCTGATAAACTCCACCAGCAGGTCATTGACCGCTGTAAAGCTGGAAAAGACTACCTTCTTCCGGGGCGTCGCCCGTAGCAGCTCTGCAAGACGCGCCAGCTTGGGCGAGGCATCCACTCTGATGATGCTGGTCTCACCCGCGCTATCCTTCGCCCGCACCGCGCCACCTGATACCTGAAGCAACTTCTGCGACAACGTGGTTGCCGTCGTGGCTTCCACCGTGTTGGTCTCCACCATCACCTGCAACTGCTCAAACAGCTCGTCGGTCAGCTCCTGCTGCTGTTTGGACAGCGGTACTTCCTCATGCACCACTTGCGGCACAGGAATTTTCATGAGCTGCTCCTTGTCAAAGCGGATGCAGGGCGACATCGCCTCTTTAACCAAAAGCTCATGCCCGTGTTTCGGCACCCACTTGAACTGCGACACTTTTGTCATCGTCTGATACTTCCAGCGCATGAAATGGTCAGGCACCTTGTGCGGGTTGATAAGCTTCACCTGCAAATAAATTTTGTCCGGCGCGCCCGGGGTTCCCGTCAGCCCCCACCGGTACGGGCATTTACTGGCAACCATGTTGGCCGCCTTCCAGCGCTGCGTCGGTTTGCCGTTGCTGCCGCCATACTCGGTCAGCTCGTCGAAAACGCACACGCCGATATGCCCCAGCTCCACCTTGGTCTTCAGGATTTCCGCCACCTTGCCACCTTCCGCCCGCGACAAGCCGTCAGGGTTTATCAGGAAAATATCGGCAGGGGCGTGAACCTCGCCGGTGCGGTCGTTGTGAATAAGCTGCACCCGCTTTTTCGGGAACCACTCATGGCAGGTCTTCTCCCACTCGCCGCCTGCGGCAACGGTGAGCGGCGCCACAATCAGCGCCGCGCGCACGCCCATGTAGCGTTGCAGATAGTCGATGGCAAGCAACGTCGATAGCGTCTTGCCGGTGCGGGGCGTGCTGGTGACGAAGGCGTAGGGGTTTGCAGTCAGGAACGCTGCCGTCTCCATCTGCCACCACCAAGGCTTGTGTCCGTGTTTGCTCACCGGCGGGTCGTAATAAGTACTAAACGGGTCGCAGCCACCGGTGTCGATGCCCATGTTGTCCAGCATCTTGAGTACGTCGTTGTGGTGCGGCAGGGCGATGACGTCACCGTCCGGCAGGTGCAGGGTCGGGAAAAGAAAAAGATGGTTGAGTAGCGCCAAATGTTCGGGGTCTTTCGGCGCCGGGACGACAATCTTTTTCAGCCTTGGGAGAACGACTGCCATCACCACACCGCCAGTTTGTCCACGTACTTCTGCTTGTGCGCAGGAAGGGGCTTGGCGTGCGTTTTCAGCCAGTTCACCAGCACGTCCAGATTGCCACTATGGATGCACACCCACTCGCCCCCTGCAGCGCGTATGGTGGCCGCCTGACGTGCCTGCATCGCTTCATTCGGCTTGGGCTTCAGATGCGGCTTGCAGTGGTAATTGTTGTCGTCCTTTTTGATTTCCACCCCCAAGAAATGTCCGCCGACAAGAATGATGCGGTCGGGATGCCCTGACGCACCATAGCCGAAAGTCATCGGGCAGAAAGTGTAAATATTGCTGAACGCGATGTATGGCTCAAGAATACGCTTCACGCGGTCTTTGACCGCCTTCTCGGATATTGCAGGCATGGGGAAACCTCCTGAAACAGGGTAATAAAAAACGCCGCCCGAAGGCGGCACAACTCATAAGACTGCACCGGGCGAAGCTAAAGGTCTTGGCTTCCCCGTTCAGGACATCCCCGCCCGGTGCAGTCTTATGAGCTGCGTTTGCTGCGAAGGTTACGCGCGCGGTTGATGTGCGTGGACACAATCCGGCGGTTGCTCTTGGCGTTGGTGCCGCCACGAGAAAGGGGTTTGATGTGGTCCACATCCTTGCCCTTGAGCGCCGCCTTGCCGTACTCGGCAATCGCCTGCCGTCGCGCAGTATTGCGCATCGCCCGGTTCTTCTTCTGCTCCGGCTTGCTGTGGTACTGCGCATACTCGCGCTTGTAATCGCGTTTTTTCGTCACGGGTTTTTCCTTGTAAAAATGAGGGGCAGTGGCCGGACTTGAACCGGCGACCAAACACGCTCATCGTGTACGTTCTACCAACTAAACTACACCGCCCAAAAAGTCCGGCAAGAATAACACCTTGCCGGGAGAACAAAAAGCCCTAAGAGGAAAAACCATGTGAAATCCAATCCACATGAGGCACGATACCGCCCGGCAACCGGAACAGTTTGAAGCGAATATCGTGCCTCATGAATACTGGAATCCGCTGGCGCCTTCTTGTAGTCAATCCCACATGAGGAAAATCCACCACCAGCGGATGTGTGTATATTACGGACAAAAGCTGTTGCTGTCAAGTATCTTCCTGCTCGCGCGCCTTGGGGTTTCTTCCGTTAAACTCGCAAGACACAACGTCGCACCACTGCTTGCACAAACCGCCCGGCTTGGGCTGGAAATATTTGTACATACTGCACTCCATCAACAATCCCATGTTCATGTTCAGCTCAAGCAGCGAGTCGCCGGGCTTGTAGTACTGCACATCGCTCTCGCCCTTGAACAGGTAAACAAACGCCGTGACAATCTTCGTGGCATCCGGGTAGTGGGCGGCTGTGCATTTCTTGATGAAGTCGTGCTGCGTCTGTGCATCGCGCTTCTTGCCCGTTTTCCAGTCCACACAAACGATGGTGCTACCGTCTGCGGACTGCAACATGGCATCCACGATGCAGCCCTGATACGCCTTGGGGTAGTCCCACGCACACGGCTTGCCCTCATAAGTAATCGCCAGCTTTTTCTCTGCTGCGAGAAACACCTGCCGCATCCGGTCAAGCGTCGGCTGTAACGGAAGCAGCAAGGAAGGGAGCGGTCTCCCTTCCTTCAGGTAATGTTCGATTGCCGCGTGCAAGAGCGTGCCGAATTCGGTGTGCTTGCTTCCCTCAAACTTCACCTCCCGCGTAATGTACTTCGCTTCGTACTGGCGCGGGCAGGTGAGGAAGGTTTGCAGGCTGGTCGGTGACTGGCGCATCATCGGCAGGCAACCAAAGAAAGCAATATTAACACCCGGCACACATCTTCAGGCAGGCCGGTTTCCTTTATCAGGTGTCTGAATTTATCCGTTTCTGCAAAATTGTGCTTGCTCGCGCGAACCTTTACCGGTTTATTTTGCAGCGCCTTTTCGCATTCGCCCAACTTGCCGCGCACACCTTCAAGGTCTTCGATTGCGTCTTTGGTCTCATGGGCGTTCAGCTTTTCCAGCACCTTGCGCAAGTCTTCGGAAATCATCACCAGCAACGACCGGTGAGCGTCCACTCCGGCTTGTACAGTATGCTCACAGATTTTGTCTGCAAACCGGTACACATACGGATTCAGGTCTTTGCTGCCGTCGTCCTGAATTTTCAAATGAAAACCGCACTCCAGCGCAAGCTGTCTAATTTCGTCTTTAGTCATTTGATTACCTTCCTGCAGTTGGTACAAGTACAAAATGTTTGTGTCCCCACTTCACGACATTCCCATTTGTAGCGTGTGTGAATACACCAAAATTGTTTCCACTTGGTCTTGAAATCAATCATTTTGTTTCTCCGGTTAATGCCGCCCAGCTCACGGGATAAAGCGGGGCAATAATTTCACTTACCATACCGGCAAGCTCCTGAATTTCTTTCTGTGCGTGGCTGTCTGCACGCAGATTGTAGAAACGTGAAAACGCCAGCAGGCTTCCCGTCCACACCCATTGCGTCATCACACCCTGCGGCAGGATGAAGCGTGCCTGCTCCGGTGCAACTCCTGCCTCGATGAACCTGTTGTACAGTTTAATACAGGCTTCCATTGCATCCTCATAGTCTTCCTGAAAGGCAGACTGCTCCGGGCTGGCAAACGCCGCGCCGCTGCCCTGTTTAACGTTCGGCGCGCGCCCACGAAAGACGGGTAAATACCAGTCAGGTTCTTCCGACACATAGCGGCGGGATATTTCCGATTCCACGAAACCCACCTTGTGCTTGAAAGCCTGCGCACGCACGGCGATTGGCGCCGTTATCCGCACGGTCAGATGGGGGTGAGCAAAGGGAATTTCGTGGCGATTGCGGGCAAGATAGCGAATCAACCCGTGGTTGGCATCCGGCGGATACGTTTCTGCCCGTTTGTCGAAACTGACACGGGCTGCGCTGGCGACACTCTCGTCATTGCCCATGTGGTCGATGTACTCAACGTTCATTTGCTCGCGCATACAAACCTCCGCAGGTCAGGTGCCTCGTAATTCCTGCCCTTTTTCACCTTGCCCGTTTCGTCGAATACCGGCTTGCCGTCCTCGAACTTGGTGAAGTTGCTCCGGTTCACCTCAACGAGCGCCTGCTCCACGTCAAAGCCAAGCATATACCCCAGCCCCACACAGGTCACGATAACGTCGCACAGGGCGTCCAGCGTCGGTACAGATGCTAGATTTACCTGCACCGCACCCAGCCGTAGTCGGGACGCAAGGTCAGACAACCCGCCAAACGGAATATCACAGGCTTCAATCAGCTCTGCCACTTCTTCCATCACACACGCTGCCTGCACCCGCACGTTGTCCGCAGTGGGGGCAGGTACTGCCGCCGCGAACCAGTCACGGATGGATGCGGTCGTGCTGGTAGCTGGCGGCTCGGCGAAGTAACGCCCGTACTCACGGGCAAGCATGGTGTTCACACAGTAGTCCCGTGCCGCAAGTGGCGAGGCGAATCCTTTTTGCAACTCCGGGCGCTTGCCGTCTGCGGTCATGCTCGCGGTGTAACTGCCGTCGGCGTCGCCGACAACCGCAAGCTGCAAGCCCATCACACGGGCGCACCATGTGCCGCCATCAAATGTCCAGTCAATCGGTTTTGGTTTCATTTTTGTTGCTCCTGTTGTGCCAGTTTATACCCGGCGCGGAAGGCTTCCCACGCCCAGTTTACCCGGAAGTCACGAAAGACAATATGTGTCTCCCCTATCCGTGAGTAATTCAGTTTTATGCCGTAGGCATTACGGTAATTACTTTGGTGTTGCTGCCAGTCTATGAAAGCAGCCGCCATCGGCGGAAGTTTAGGTTTGGTCATTGTGTTTCCGCCCTTCTCATAATATCCAGCAATTCTTTCGCCCTCTCCTGTTCTTCCGTTTCATCTACCAAAGATTTGCCCCCAAGTTTCCTGCGGACATATTCGGCTTCTTCACGATGCCCCCGGTCGTCCAGCTCATTCGCCCAATGCCGCAAGTGCGTGTATATTATTGGCCAAATCATGCTACTTCCCCCTCACGGTTAATGTAGTCGCGCAAAGCAGCGTTTGCGCTCACCCGCATTTCCTCTGTGTCCTGCTGAACAAGAGCCAGTAATCGCTCGCGCACATACTGCGCGTCTGTCGGGTGATGCGTCGCCTCAAGCTCTTGCGCCCAGTAGTGCAGGTGGGTTTCAATTAGTCCGTAAGTAAGTCCACTCATACGTATTCTCCCACATTTATTGTCTTTAACTCCGCGTAGTTTCTGCCAACATCTACCTCACAGTCCAGCACACCCTGCGGAAACCACGGCGGGCTGGTCGTCATGGCGCGATGGTGGATGACTGCGGCTTTGGCTGCATACCTTGCAGGCACAACCGACACCCATTCGTCATGCACGTTCAGGTTAATCGGCACACCGGCTTTCGCGATTTGCAGAGCTTGCCACTTGAGAATGGCAAACGACAAAGCCTGCGTCAGGTTTTCACAAAGTTTACTTCCCCACACACGCACAGCCATTGATTTGCTTCCCTCAAACTTGTCAAATACATAATTTGTTTTTCCAGTGTCGTCTGCTTCTTTGCGCAAATTCTGATACCAAATACAGGTTCCGTTAGGAAATTTTACTGACGGGATAACTGTGCCGTTAAACCGGCTTGCGCCATCCGCAAAAAACAGGTTATCGTCTTTTCCGCCGAACCACATTTGTTGTCCACCATACATGACATCCAATGCCCGCTGGCAGGTTTTCCAAAATTGGGAAATCATGTTGTTCTTTATACGAAACGCCTGAATCAGTTCATCTGCTATTTCCGCAGCTTCGCTGTTTTTCTCCAGTTGCATCCTAGCACGAAAAGTCGAAGCGGACATCCCGTATCCTGCAGCAAGACAGACGGTCTTGCCCATATTGCGCATCATTTTTCCTTCTTTGGTTTTCTCCACTTTTGCTGCATGGAGAATTTCCTCATAAGGTCTATGATAAATAGCCGTCGCCATATCCACATACGGGTCAAGATTTTCCTGAAAAACTTTTACAAGGTCTAACTGGTTAGACATTACAGCGTTTACGCGCAACTCAATCTGACTACTGTCAGTAGGCAAAACGATACACCCTTTGCGTGCGCGCATACTTTGCCGTAAAATTGGTTCTTTGGAACGCTTGGACAAATTTTGCAAATTTAGTTTGTCGCTATTATGAACTAATTTTCCATTAGCCATATAGCGCTTCCTCGGACCGCAGTCCAAGATGTCAAACACTAAAACACTTGCGCCAGATGCGTAGTTAAGCGTCGTCTCAATGTGACTAAGTCTGGAAAATATATTAAACGCTAACATCCGGTCGGCTTCGTCCAGTGTTTGAATCAGATTAATGAACGGGTTTTCCCCTTTAACCAGTGACTTCTGTTGCTGCATAAACGCTTCCAAGCTCATGGTCTCGTCGCTGTCAGCCGACAAGAAGCATTGATGTCCCGGCGTCCCGGTAAGGTCGTCCCAAGTTATGCACTCCTTAATCCCGGCGCACACGAGTCCACCGTGGTCCACCCACTCTTCGCCATCCCATACTTGGTGTTCATCTGTCAGGTTGCGCATTGGGATATTCATCATATGCCACTCATATGGTGTGGACAGCCTGTGCATCCCGTAGCGTTCATACGCTTCCCGCTTATAACGCACATATATATCCGTCTCACCAACAAAGCATCCGCCGTACCGCCCCGTGTGCGCAGCAGCGTATGCTAACGGTGCGGGAAGCAAACCGCGCGAAGCAATGTCAAGAAACGCCTGCGTCCGGGTTTCTTCCATGCTGGACTGCACACCCAGCTTGGTCTCAACCAACAAGCGCACAAGCTCGTCTTCATGCTCCAGCAGGGCAAGAAACTCGGCGTCGGTCTTGCTCACCGCCGGAATCATCTTCGCCTGCTTCTCGCTCCACTTCATCGGGCAGTCCACCCCCAGCCGCTCCAAGAGGGCGACAAACTTCGCACTTGAGCGAAGGTGCTTGTGCAGCTCATCGATGTCCGTGAAACCCATCTGTACAGCCAGCGCACTCAGTTTTTCCTGCCGCTGTGCCTCAAGCCGTTTGGCATAATCTTGCAACAGCGGCACGTCAAGGTCGAACGCGGGCATCGTCCACATCTTGGTGGTAATGTCGCTCATCAGCAGCTCGTCGGTCGGGCAGAAGGGAAGCATATACTGGTAGAGGGCATAGCACAGCTCGCTGTCCAGCTTGCAGTAGTCGCCATACTCCTGCCATTGTTGCTCCGTCATGTCATCTGCGTGTACGCCCAGCATATTGTGAACCGTGCCGCGTTTCTGCTCTGCAACAAGCCCCTTCTCCTGCATCCAGCCGGACAGCTTGGCGAGGGACTTGCCGCCTGCAACTCGGTCAAGCCCGGACAGCTTCGCCATAATCACGGTGTCCACCGTGAACAACGGATGGATGTTGTAGCGCAGCCCCAGTATGCCTTGGTCGAATTGGGTATTGTGGCTCAAAAATGGTGAAGTTTCATTAGTTTGGACTAATTCTCTGATACGCTGTAACCCTTCCTCCCTCCGGTAAAATTCGGTGGGGTTATCCCCCACCTTGATTGACACACCAATCATTTCAAACTGGTCACAGCGGATATACTTTTCGGTCGTGATTTTGGAAAGGGAATATTCCTTGTCGTAATAAGTTTCAAAGTCTATGACGACAGGCATGCGCCAGTTTATCTTGCTTGGGTCTTTGTACAGGTCAGCGGGTTTCATAGCAACTCCGGTTAGCTTAAACCATTTTCATAAGTTCATTGGCAAACATTATCGCTTCTTCTTTCTGAGTAAAGCAAAGCCCTTTCGCGAATATCCGATTGTCAGTGCAGTCATTGTCCCACACAAATTCCTGCACGTTATCCTCGTTGGTCAGGTCAGTAATATAATACTTCATACCCGGTTTTATCTTGCTGGCAAACCGTATCATCCGCACCCAGCGCTTGTACAAACGTTGCAAGTCTTCAGCCGTGCAACGCGGAAAATCAGTTTGCTCTATCTGTTCTACAACTTTCTCCGGGAAAGAATGTGTGTTTAACGCACAAATCAAAAATCCGGTTACGCCACCTTTTTGTAAACGCTCAAGCAGTTTCTTGCTTTCTTCGGCAGAAACATTGTTGCTCCAACATTTTTTGAATACCGCTGCTTGCTCATGAAATGTGCGAGGAAAATAGTCATCAGGTATTACTGGTTCTTCTTGCAGGTCAGTACAAAACTTCTCACAGAACATTTTAAGTTTTTGCACATTGTAATGCCTGATTGGTACGTCGTTGTTAAACGATACACCATCTTCTTCCCAAATGGTAAAACAGCATTTATATCCCCACAGGTAATACAGCTTTTCAGTCATTGCCTGTATTTCATCATACAAACCTGTTTCGGTCAGCTCAAACCGCATCCGGTTGCGCAAGTCATCGTAGCAGCCTGGGTGCAGATAGCGGTTGTTTGCCAGCTTACACATAACCGCTGGCGGGGAATAAGGGCGCAAGCAGGTCATAAATTCCTGCATCTTGTCGTACTTAAAATCGGTCAGCATTTCCACCATCAAATTGGTCGCCGCATACCAAAACACTTGCGGCAAATCTTTTCTGTCTCCTGCCGCATTCTGTAAACGCTGTGTAAACTCTTTCATTTTTTCCCCCAAAATACATAATCAACTACTACGGCAATCAGCGCGAAGGCAACAGCAAATACTGTCGCCACCAAACTGAAACAAACGCACCCGACAAACCAGTCAAGGGCGTTTTCTGCAATCGCCTGAATCATGATATAGCTTCCAGTCGCAATTCCTGCAACCGATGTGCTGGTCTGCTCATTCTTCTTTCTCCAACGCGGCTTGAAGCGCTGCTTTCAAGCTGGGGAACACATTATTATGGCGTAACTGCTTATTATCGAAATCATCGCCGTCCCATCGCACCTCGTCGAAACGCACGGTGTGTTCACAGTCGTCGATTACAAACCAATAATATTCTCCTGTTTCCGGCTTCCACTTGGTTTCTTCTTCAGGCATCTTTGTTTTGGTAAAAACTTCTGAAAACAACTTCAGGCTATGACAAAACGGCAAGTCAGGTTCGTTTTCCAGATTTGCACTCAATAATGTATAATGCAAACGTACGCCAAAAAGCGCTCCTATTTCATCATGCAAACGTTTCACAAGTTTGCGTGTTTCTCCCTGCACGATTTTATTCGACCGGTACGATTCGTACGACGCCAGCTTGTTCAACTCGTCGTACTCGCCGGGGTGCAGATAGCGGTTGCTTTTCAGCGTATGTAATACTTGCGGTCGTACATAGTAATCTAATACCCCGAAGACTTCGTCCCATTCTATTTCTTGTTTCTCGCCCATTAACTGCACAAGACTGTTTGTTACCGCCAGCCAAAAATGATGCGGAATAACAAGTTGCTTGTCATTTCCGTGCATCGGCGTCAGCGATAATTCTTTTACCGCTTTAACTGCCGCTTCCAGTTTGACTTTCAATAATTCAGTATTCATTTCTCTTCTCCAATTAACCACTCAAGATACTGTTTGGCTTTCTCCAAATCCTGCACGCCGCCCTTATATGGATAACGGGCAATATATTTGATTACATTCCCCCGCAGAAAGCCCTTGAACTCTTCAGGCGAAAGCCAGCGTTTAAGAAGTTCTACCGGCTGTGGGGTCAGGCGACGATAATGGTCGCCGCCTACCTGTTCTTGTGCCTGCCTGCGCAAGCGCGCCGAATCCGCAAGGCCTGCCGCTGTCTGTATATCTACTGCATTCCAGCGAGGGAATTCACCCTGCAAAAAATTTTTCACCAGCGACGGCAGCTCGTTAAATTCTTCTCTCGTTATCGGATAATACGCATCTTCCGGCGCGTCTGCACTACGGCGATAACCTACGGCGAACGTCCGCTCGCCGGGTTGTGTGCGTTTGTAAATAACACCACTATATTCAAATTCAGACATCGCAATCCTCGCCCCGGTGGCACCTGCCTGCTTTTCAATCTCCGTCATCTACGTCTTCCTCGTATCTCCGGTACAGGTAATCACCTGCTTCTTCGAGTGTGTCTTCATCAACATCAACGTCCCAGTCATTCTTGTAGATTAACTCGTGGAAACGGTGGTAGTTGATATCATGCTCGTACAGCACACGCCCCAAATTGTCGTCGCCCTGCCCGAAGTATGCACCTTCCATGAAGGCAATATCCCGGTATTTGTCAGCCTCGTCCAGCCGCTTCTGCGTGCACCGCAGCGCCGCCTGAAGCCGTCTAATAACGGCATCTGCCTCCTCTACCGTGTGCGGTCGCTCCAGCAGCGTCAACGAGTCGCTCATGGGGATATGCGGGTTCATTGCGCACCTCCGGGGTAGTCTGCAAGTTCTTCGGCTTCCATGCGGCGGTTTGCCGCAATCAGGCTCTCAGGCTCGCCATGTAGCGGGCAAGTGGTGTCCATCCACCACGAGCGGGTCGTGCCGTCAGGGATGCCTTCGCCGTGGTGGTTGTCATGCACGGGGCAGGTGCAACCGCAGGCAGTTGCGGCGGGTGAACCGGGGTTCACGTTGGCTCTGTTGTAGATTTGAATTGTCATGGTTTTCTCCATTCCGCTTTGGCGAATGTGTATTCCTCTTGGGTTTTGGGTTTATTTGCCTTCCCACCAGCGCTGGCAAGGAAAGGTGTATGCCCGCTCAAGTGCGTTACACACCGAACCGGGGCTTGCAAGATGGTTCAGCGGCAACGGACGCGGGCGGAAGCTGAGTTCTGGCTGCGGAAGTGTGCATGGCGGGCGCGCCACGGTCAGATACAGCGTAACCGGAAGCGCGATGGTTCCTTCGGCGCGAATGGATGCACACTCGTGCCAGCACACCGCAGCCGCCTGCATTATCAGCTCCGGCAGGTCGCGTGGCAGGTAGCAGAAGGCGTAGCCGTTAAGCGAACGCCCGTCGAACTCCGTGCCGATGATGAGTTCGTCTGTTACCATCGGCTTGCCCGGCTTTGGCAGGTTGTCCCGGTAATGCTTGAGAAAAGCGCTGGCGCGCTTGGCGGCAAGCTCCGCACGAGTGGCGTTTGCAGTCATCACCGGCTGAAACAACGGGATGGCAAGCGTCAGCGGTTTCTCCGGATTAAACCCCTGCCGCAGCGCGCGCCAGTAATCGGCAGGGACAATGCTCATGTCCCTGCGCATTTTGGGCGTGATAAACGTCGCCCGGCTCATAGCAGGTTCGATATTTCGGTTTCGAGCGCTGCAAGCGAGGTGGGGTTCACGTCGCCTGCGTCGATGTCAGCCGCCAGCAAGTTTATCTGCTCCTCGCCCTGTACCTCTGGTTGAAGATTGCCAGCGGCGTCAGGCTGTGGGGCAGACAGGTCGCCAAGGTCGCCCATCTCCAGTTGCGGCTCCGGTTGGGCTGGTTGGGCTGGTTGTTCGTCGGCCGCTTCAGGTTCCTTCGCCTTACGCGAGCGCTTCGGCTTTTCTTGCTGGCTTGCCGCAAGCTCCGCCAGCGTCTTGTTCAGCTCCTGAAGCAGGGCAGTCAGGTTGGCAATCTCTGCCATTTGCGCCTGCACCTGCGCTTTCAGCGTGGCAATCTCGTCATGGTTCTCCTTGGCAAGCTTGTCAGTTGCAAGCAGCATTTGCCGGGCGACGGTCAGCGTCTGCGGCATCGGGTAAGGCGATTTGCTCCCCTGTTGTAACCAGCTCACCAACTTGGCGAAGTTTGCGTACATCAAGTCGAGTTTTTCGGCTGATACTTTTTCGGTTATTTGAGTCATGGGTATTGCTCCATATGTGTTTTCGGGTTCAAAGTTTATACAGTTCAGGGAAGAATGTCAATCGGGCTACCGTCGATTGCGACGGTAGCCGGAAACTCCTTCCGTCGTAGCTGGTTATCCCGCATCAGGTCAAGGCAGGCGCTTGCGGCGTCAGGGGTGCCGGTAATGGCAGCCAGTCGCGCCTCGTCGGTCTCGCCGTGCTTCAGCAACCCGGTCAACCCGTGCAGCTCCGCGAAGTCCAGCGCGTAGCTGGCGCTCCACTTGGCAAGCCCAACCACTTTGGACTGGCTCATGACGGCGTTGTCGTACAACCTGCGCGCCGGGATGTCGCGCGCGTACATAAGATGCGCGCACAAGCACACCAGCGCAGGCTCTGCCCGGATGCGGCGGATGTTTTTGCGCAGGCGCTCCCGCAGCTCCGCGCGGCGGGCGACAACGCGGGCGGCGACGGAAGCATCATCATGTGCGGCTTTAAGGGAATCTATTTCGGCGTACAGCTTGCGAATATGCGCCAGCAGTTGCCGGTTGATTTCAGTTTGGGTCATTTGCCAGTCTCCCATGTGAGGGTTGCGTGATAGTACGGTCTCCGCCCCGTTTTGACAATAAAGCCTTTGGCGCGAAGTGTTTTCAGAAATTCCCGCGTCGGGCGGACGGCGAGGACAAACAGTATCATGTGTCTTCCTGCGATGGTTGGCAGGTGGCAGGCAAAGTGGCGCTTGCCGCCTGCACGCACCCACTCGTGGCGCAAGGCGGGCGGCAGGTCGGCGTCTGCCACCAGCTTGACACTCTGCGCCGGGCGACGGGTAGTCGCCATGACGGCGGCGGCAACGATGCGGTTATGCAGGGTTACGGCAAAGTGTGGTGTCATGGGTCAATCCCTGAAAACCATACAAGGACGCAAAGAAACAGCAGGACAAGAATCATCATAACGCCTCCTGCACCTGCCGCTGATATTTCGGCTGCAAGGGCGGTGCATTCTTGCTGAAGCGGAAGGGGCTAGACAGCTTGCGGTAGCGGATGGCGTACTGCCAGCCGTCGGCGGTGAGGATAAAGCGCTTGCGGTGTGGATGCAAGGCGGCGTCAATCTTGCAGGCGTGCATGGCGGCTGCAAGGCTGGTGTGGGTGGATGTGCTGAATGAGTCCTTGCCGGTAACGTAGAAACAGACAAACGGGCGTTTGGATGCAAACGTTATCTCAAGCTCCCTTCCGCTCACGGGGTGGTTGTAATGCAGGGTCAGCATGGCTTGTCCTCCAGTTTGAGTACGGTTTTGGCGCCACAGTGCAAAATAGTAAATACCATATCCAGCGCATAGGCTTCATCCCAGCCCTCGTAGTCTTCGGCGAGGTAAACGGCGCGGTAGCCAGTTTCGTTTCCGTCCTCGTCGAGGGCAGGTTCGTCAAAGTCGATTTTGCCTTCCTGAGCATCGTCATACCAGCGCGCCCAGTCGGCGTCTGTTTTGGTGTTATCATACAGGTAAGGGTGTTCAGCCAGTACCCACTCACAGGCGGCGCGCTTCAGGGCATTTAGTTGTTGGTCGGTCAAGTCAACCATGTTTTTCTCCTTATTCGTTCTAACTGGTAGCACGGCTTTTTCGCATATAGTCGGGCTGCCATCGTTTAGAGTGTAGGCTAACGTCAATTCGTAATATTTGCTGGAAGCATCTTTGTAAACCTCATCATTTGACACCGGGGAAACTTTTACTTCGCGAATGGTGGCTGAATTGGTCATGGTTATTCCTCCGTATCAAGGCCGTCAAGCAGTTTTTCACAGAGAGCGCGCGCAAGGATAAAAACCTGTTTTCGTGTAATACCGCGCCATATTGGTTCCTGCTCCACCGGAGCATAGTCGCAGAAAGCGTCTGCATCATCGCGCAAGGCGTCGCACAGAAACTCAACATCTTCCGGCTGGTCGGTGCGGTAGTCGCCATCCAGCAGGCGGATGGCAAGCTCCGGCAGGATGCCTTCCTGCCCGTAGTACGGGCTAAAGTACCACTTGCAAAGCCCGTGGTCGGCGTCCAGTATGAGTGCGTCGTAGCCGTTGGTAAGAAAGACGCTACCGCTTTGCGGATTAAAATCGAGGTAAACACCTTCGTTGTCAAACGATGGGGGAAGGTCGTTGTTGATACCCTGTCCTGCATCGGCGTAGGCGCGCAGCAGGGCGGTGGCGAGGTTTAGTTCGCGCGCGCCAAACTGGTCAAGGGTCATCATCGGGTTAAGGGTGTACATGGTTTGCATGGTGTGTTCCTTTTGGCTTGTGGTGGGGTGGATGCCTGCCACGGGTCAGGTGGCAGGCTGGATGGTTACTGGCGCATACCCATAATGCAGCCCGTGATACGGGTTGCCCAGTTGTACTTGTCGCTTTGCAGCCACATGAAGCACTGGCTACCCGTCATCTTGAAGCGTGCACCGGGGAAGTCTGCCCTGTTGCGCGTGGCAGTTGGCAAAATGGTTGCGAAGTCGGCGAGATAGCCGAGATTCAGGGCTGTTTCCGGCACGGGCGGGAGGCTGGTGTCAAAACTGATTTCTACCCACGCAGACAGAATCTTGCTGAAGTTGGGGTATTGCCCGCCGATGGTTAGCAGGTCAAGGGTTGCTATCGGGCGGGTATCTTGCCCTGGGGTCGGTGTGTCGTAACAATCCAGCCGGTAAACAGTACCTTCCGCCGCGTTGGGAAGCGCGAAGGCGGTTTCCTGCGTCGGTGTGATGCGTGTCTGCACCATGCCTTTGGGTAACGTCGGCGGCATAAAGGTAACACCTTCGGCTGGCAACCATGCAGGCAAGTCATCGCTGGTAAGCCTCAGAGTCGTGTCGGCGTCATCGGGCGGCAGGGTGGCGGGGTCATATGGGTCAAACTGCATGGCAGGCGAGAGTTTGCAGGATACCGCCATGTGTCCGTTGGTCGCCTGCCATGCGCACACGCCGCGGTCGAGGTGGAAACCGCACAGGTAATAGCGCACGTCGTTCTTGGGGTGCGCCGTGAAAGCCACAAGGGCTTTCCACATTTCGGCAGGTATATAGGCGCCGTCGGTCAAGAAGGCGAACTTGGCGGGGATTTTGATTTTCTTGCTCATGGTTTATTCTCCGGTTACTTGAATTTCGTCAATCATTTCCTGCAGTTCCGCAAGCGCCTGATTCTTGTACGGAGCAAAGACCTTGTTACCCTTGCCCACGCCTGCAAGAGCATTGCAGGCGCTTTCCAGCAAGTCGGCACGGGATTCCCAATACTCCACAATGCGGTGGGTTTCCGCATGGCGGGAGCGGTCATTGCTGGAATAAACCCGCAACGTTACCACCACATGATGCCGGTAATATTCGAGGATGACGGCGATGATGCCATTTGCCAAGTCATAGCGTTTGGTTGTGTGGGGCATGGTTTACTCTCCTGATTCGTCAAAGGTTGCCTGCATAGACTGCGCCAACATGGATGCAAGCGCGTCGTCCGTGTTGAAACGGTCGCGCAGGTGTTCGCACGCAGCCAGCAGCGCCTTTTTGCTTTTGCGCTGCACGGCAGCGGGGCTTGCAAACAGCCAAAAGTTTGCCGGGTCGCCGACACGGGTGCGCACATACCGGATGTTGTCGCCGTCGTACTCGTAGCGCATGACGTGCAGGTAATACCCGCGCGCTGGTCGTCGTTGTAAATCAGTACAGGGCTTTCCGGCAATCCGTCCGGGTCGGTGAAGGCTGCAATCAGACGGCGGGCGTCTTCGAGGGTTTGGGTTTGCATGGTTTTTCTCCATTCCGCTTTAGCGGATGTTTGGCTTTGTCAAGTCGCCCGCACCGGGTGGCGGATGCGGGCGGGTTGGTTTTACATATGTTCGTAGTTTGGGTTCATGGCATCGCGGGCGGAATCAATCCAGCTACACGACTCCGGGTCTTCCCATATTTGCAGGCAAATCCGCTTTCCCTGCAAATCCCATTGTTCACGATAACGGGCGATGGCATCGCGCTTGCTGGTGCCGTAGATATTCCCCACAAAGGCAAGCCCGTTGTGCATAATGCCATAGCGTTTAAGCGGTTTGCCGGTTTTCATTCTTCGTCCTCGTATTCTTCGGCAATGGCGTCGCGCATGGCGTCTTCGATGTCGTCCAGCAGGTCGATGACGCAATCGTCGTCAGCGTAAGGTGCAAGCACGTTGTCCGCAAGGGTCAGCAAGGCGGCGTAGTAGTCGCTTGCTTCCGGGCTGATATGCACGCGCACAGATTCGTACACGGCTTCGGTGGGCGACTCGTCGCCGGTTGCAGGCGGGTCGTATTCCACCCAACAAATCAGCAGGCGGTCGTCAGGGTTGCGGCGAAAGATACCAGCAGCGGCGCGGGCGTTGCAGGTTTGGTAAATAGTGCAGGTTTGCATGTGTTATCCTTTTAGTTTATGGGTGGGGTGGACGGATTACCATACCGGGTTTATGCCTTCGGCAGGTGCAGGCGGTAAGGGTTTGGGTTGTCGTTTTAGCCGGGTGTTTCGCGCGGGATGACGGTTACGGGTGCGCGTCGGCTGCGGGTGGATGGGGTTGTACGGCATGGGCGGGGTAGTTTTGGTTAGTGTCATTTTGAGTTCCTTTTTGGTAATGTTTTTGGGCTTGCGCGATGGCTGAAAGTTTGCCATCGCGCGCGCGCGCGTTCATTTATATATAGGGGGCGGCGAGTGTTACAGCTCTCCGAAGTAGTACACCGTACCGTTATTCGAGTCGGTGTAGAGGTAGCAGGCGTTTTCCTGCACGGCTTCCTCAAGCGCAGCACAGATGTCGGCGTGGTAGGTGTCGTCGTCGAATCCGTCTTTGGTGTAGTAGTCGCAAGGGTCGGGGCAGTCGTCTGCATGGTAGCGCTGGAATTCCTGCGGAGTGGTTGCATTCAGGTCGCAGCAAACACCGATGACGTCAAGGCAGTAAGGAGCGGATGGGTCGGCGTCCAGGAAATCTAAGAGGGCTTGCCAAAAATCGAGGTCGGTGGGCAAGCCGTCTGCACGGTCGGCGTCGTGGAAGGCATCGCGCAGTTGAGAAGGGGTAGAAATGGTTTGGGCGTAGATTGTCATGGTGTTTTTCCTTTAGTCTGATTGGTAAGGGATTTGCCCCGGAATAATCCGGGGCGCTTGTGTGGATGGGTTGAGGGTTATATCCGGTATGTATGCAGCCCGCCGTAACAGTCCACGCCGTAAACGATACAGTCGGCAACGCCTGCATGGTCGCTAACCATGAGCAGGCAGTATCCTTGAAGGTATGGGTGGCGAGACAGGCGGATGCTGTACTCGCATTCGGGCGCGTGGTTTGAGGTGGGGCGCCACTCTTGCAGGTTGCCCGCAACGGGGTGGTAGTCGCCACCCGCGCAGACAGCTTGCATGATGGCGATGAGGTGATTTGCGGGGATGCCTGTATCAAGGCAGTTGGCGGGGATGATGTTCATGGTGTTTTTTCCTTTGCCGCTGTTAGCGGTGGTTAGTTAGACTTGTTGGGGGGTGTTACTCGCCGTCACGGATGGCTGCGTCAACGAGGGCTTGCCAGTCGTATTCCTCAAGCCATGACTGCACCGCCTCGTAGTGGCAGTCTTCGAGGGCGTACAGTGTGTCGCTCCCTTCAGGCAGCGGCAAGTCTTGCGGGGTTAGCGTCATCGGGATGCCTGCCGTGCCACGGGCGAGGGCGTCCGCAAGTGCGTCGTTTCCCGTGTCGATGGCAAGGGCAATGGTGGTAAGCACCATTGCCGCCTGATTGCGCGCGGATACGTCGCGGGCGGTGTCTGTTATCCAGCAACCCACCGTGGCGTCGGCAGGTGCGAGGTCGATGGTGATGATTAGGTCGTCGCTATCGGCAGGTACCCGCCAACTTGTGGCGGATGTGTCGCACAGGGGGTCGCCGATGCCGTCTGTTGCAACTGCACGGGCGACGGCGCGGGCGTAGTCCGTGCGCAAGCGGGCGGTGATAATGACGTGGTCTATGGCACCGTCGGCGAGGGCGCCGCCGTCTATGAGGTCTTCAACGGTGGCGGCGATGAGCGCTTCGGCGCGCGGATGGCGCGCCGGGTCTGGCAGGGAAAGAGTGAGGCTGCGGGCGGTCATTCTGCACCCCCTTCTGCGAGTGCGATAGCAACCATTGCGGCAACAGCGCCAGCGAGTGCCGCTGGCGCTGTTGCCGCAAGGTCGCGCGTGGCGTCCGCAATGTGGCTGGCAATATCGCTTGCCAGCAGGTCATGTGGGCGCGGCAGGCGGTCAAGGTGCGCGGGGTTGAGTTGCGCCTGGATAGTGTCGAGGGCGGCTTGGTTTTTCATAATTTTATCCTTTGCCCCGTTGGGGCAGTTTAGACTTATTAAGGGGGATGATGCGGAGCGGCTCGCAGATTGTATCCGCTCGCCCTTTCAGCATCGCCTGGTGCTTGCACAAGCGGCAAGCACCAGGCGATGCAGCCTCATGGATTAAGAGGCTGCATCGTTGGAAGTATTATTTTTTACCGATAACCGGCACGCTGCCGGGGCGTGCCGTAACGTCTAGTTTTCGCGCCGTTAGTAGCACTAACCGCACCAAGTGATATTTTAAGCCGTCGTCTTTGTTGGCAGCTATAGCGATATTTACAGCGGCTTCCGCAGTCTCTTTATTTCTAACCGTTGCTACTTCTTCGCCTCACGGCGTTTCGCAGCGATGACTATTTCAGCAGTTACCTGTTCCACTTTCAATCGCTTCCCACGTGCCGGTACGTTTCGTTTTGTGTCCTAGCCAGCATTCGCGTCATGTAGTGGTTCGTGCGTTATCTTCTACGCATGGCTACATTCTTTACCGTTTCCCGTTTGAGGGGTGTCAATCCTCGCACTTGTTACGTTATTCCCGATTGTTAGAGACCGCATAACGGATTATGTGTTATGCAACGTACATATGTGGCGACGTCTCGCTTGTGCATATTGTTTAGGTGTTTGCACTTGCCTTGCGCAGATTGTTGTGGTGTTAGCGCTTGCCTTATCTATGTGGCGCATTATAGCTAACTGGTGTTAGCTTGTCAATAGTTTGTTGCGTTTGTTACAATTGCTATTGGCTGTTGCGATGGTGCGTACTATACACCGATTGGCGAGATTTGCAAGCTTTTTTTCTTGCATTTGTGTATAGATGTTCGCGCGCGGTGGCACATGATGATAGCTCCTGCAACATTTTTGGAGTTTTGGACATCTTGATTTTTGTAAGCGGCTGTTTTCGCTGGAAAAATCGGCGTTTTCAAAATGTTGCCAAATGTTGCGCCGGATTTTTTCAGGACAAGATTTTGACGTAAGTGCTTGTTTGCGTTGGGAAAAAACCACATTACGCGGAATTAATGTAGGACTACTTATCGATAGGGATATGAGTGAGGCGGGCGGATGTGGATTGCAGGGGGTAGGGCGATGTGGATTGCAGGGGGTAGGGGGCGCGCGCCAGCGCCACCATTTACATACACTTTTGCGGGATAGTGTATGTATATTTTTTTTTTTTTTTTTTTTTTTTTT